CGAGTTTTTCAGGTCTGTTCCGCAATTATTTCCACCTGTTCCGCAATCGAACTTTGTGAGGCGGAGAAGACAAGCACTTAGGCCACCTTCGCGGTGGTCTTTTTGTTGGGGGTGGTGGGGGAAATCTTGACCACCTTTCGAAACGAAAAAAGCCCCGGCCAGGATTGAACCTGAGCCGGGGCTTTTTTTCTTAGTGCGGCGTGAGCATCCGCTTGACCTCTGCGAACACGCCCTCGAGCCGTCCCAGGGCCTCCAGCATCTCTTCCCGGGTCAGCGGAGGAAGCGCGGGAGCCGGTGCCGGGGTCGGCGCAGGCCGCTCCACCGGCGCAGGGGCTGGTGCGGGTGGATCGACTGGCGCCGGTGCGGGGGCTGGCGGCTCCACCGGTGTGGGTGATGGGGTCGGAGCTGGCTCGGGTGCCGGAGCCTCGACCGTTGCTGGCGCTGGCGCTGGCGCTGGCGCATCAACCGGCACCGGCGACGCCTGCGACATCAGCGAGCACGACTTCACCGTGCCGACGTTCGGGTCGGTGTAGTTGGCATTGCTGCACTGGGTCGCGACACCACCCGGCGTCAGCTTGTCAACCGTCTTGCCGGCTGCACCGTATCGCACGATCGCCTCGTGGTCGAGAACGAACCATGCACCTTCTGGAACGCTGGCGCCCATCTTCAGGAGCACCGGCGGTTGCGGGACTGCCGGCGCCGCTGGTGCGCCGATCTTCGACTCGGTAGGCGGCCGCTCGTAGCCATAAGGCTGAACCCCGTAGTTCGTGAAGTCGCAGTAGCCGGTCTTGAGCTCCGGTGCCACCTCGTTCTCCAACAGCAGAAATGCTTTCGCCGCCAGCGGGTTCACATCGGCCAGGGCCGAGATCGCTCCGAGCGCCACGCCCACGTAGCCGCCGGCATAGACCTCATTGCGCGGGTACTTCACGCGGAAGTCCACGTCGGTCGGCTTGTCGTCGCCGAAGCGCTGCTTGCGCACCTCCGCCCAAGTCTTCCAGATCTTGCCGTTCTTCACCGGCTGGTTGTCCGGCCCCATCTCCTGGGTGTTGAAGGTGTAGGCCAGTCCTTTAAACGCCACCAAGAACGGCACGTTGTCCGGGTCGAGCCACCGGCCGGCGATGAATACGGCCAGGTAGTCGGCCATCTTCTTCGCGTCCTTGAAGCCCAGCCGCACCAGCTGGCCGAGGGCGAAGCCGAAGAAGTCGTGCATCCAGGGCCGGATGACATCGAAAGCGACCCGGGGGCCGTCGATGTTGTGCAGCGGTGTCTGCTCGCTGTTGATCGGCCATGCGTCGTTGTTTGCGTAGTCGTCCAGGTTCGCCAGCAAGCGGTCCCGGAAATACTGCCGCATCGGATGCGACTCCGGCGTGATCCAGTTGACCTCTGCAAGGCAGCGCAGCGACCACGCCATGCCGCGCGGCTGCCCGCCAGTGCTGGCCAGCTTCCGGCCACTGCCCCGGCGCCATTGCGGGTAGATGTTGGCGAGGTTCCAGTTGCACCAGAAATGCGCCAGCCGCAGGAAGTAGTACTCCCCGGTCATAACCGCAGGGAAGAACAGCGCAGCTGGCTGGTGGTCCGCATCGAATTGCCAGCCCGTCTCTCCGTCCTTGACCTCGGCGGGCACGTCCTTACCGCGCGCGAACGCCGGTTGAATCGTGAAGCCTGGGCGCTCGGCGATATTGACTGGCAGGCCGGTGACCTCGTCCTTGTACTGGCTCGGCGCCAGTCCGGCGTTGCTTGCGCCGAGGAGGGCCAGCTTGAAGAGCGTCTCGTCCTCGTCCACCATTGAATCGGCAACCCAGGTCGGCTGCGCTCCGATGTCGTCGCGGCCACCGGTGCCGGGCATGGCTTGGCTGATGACGAAGTTGTCGAGCGGCGTGCCGGCTGCCCGGGCCTCGAGCTTTTGCTTCGCATTGGCGCGGCGCTCCGGCGACACCGTGATATTGATATCGAAGTTGAGCATCAGGCCCGAGTCCTGCATGTAGCGCTGGCTCGGCCGTACGTACAGCTTCGATTCGGCACCCTCGACGTAGTCGTGGTCCCAAGAGCTGTTGCGGTTCATCCGCTTGACCTTGAGGGCGTAGCGCGACTTGCCGCCGGCGAAGAACTCGTAGTCGAAGATCTTGTTGCCGCCCTCGGAGACGAAGGTGGTGTTGTTCTCGACAACCGCCTTGGTGCGGACGGACTGGCCGTCATAGCGCACGCAGAAGATCATGTTGAGGTGCGGATGCTTGGCGCCATTCTTCGCGTTGACGAACGGCACATGCACCACGTACTCAGCCATCACCGGCCCGTCGCGCCACCGCTGGCCGGTCAGCAGATCGGGCGTTGCGACGAATCGCTCGGTTTCGATGTACTCCTGGATTTTGTAGCGGCTGAACGGCGCCTTGCCATCGAACTTGACGTCCATCGTGAAGTCGCCGCCGTCCGGGTCGCGCGTGGTGATCTCGACGTTCTCTTCCCAGCCCTGGGTCGCACGGAAGCGCTCGCTGGCGTTGATCGCATTGATGATGCGCCAGGCGATGCTGACGCCTTCCGGGAAGCGCCCCTCGAACGGCTCGCCCTTCGCGTTGACCAGGTCGCCCTTCTGAATGACGGCCTTGATGACTTCCGGCTCGCCCTTGCTGTCCGACAGGGTGATGGTGAACGTCTCACCTTCGCTGTAGCGGATGCTGGGCAGCTCATTGCCCTTGCGATTTCCCAGGTGGAAGCCTTCCTTTTTCGGGTGGAAGTAGGAGATGACGGCCTTGCCGTCGTAGCGCTTCGCCAGCGAGTCGAAGTCGATCGCAGCCAGCGGGTCAAGCGTGGCGCCCTCGGCAGCATAGATGGCCTGCTCGCCTCCCATACCCGCCACGCCGCTCAGGATTGCGTACCCGACCGAGTCCTCGTCCTTGGGGTGGCGATTCCATTGGTCGACCTGGAGCGGCAGTCCATTGAATGCGAGCAGCTCGGGCTGGCCCTTGACGATCTTGACGTCGCCCGGCTTGAAGAAGCAGCCGATCGTGAACTTGGGGTTGCCGGCTTCGGTGAAGTTGCGGACGTTGAGCGTGGCGATCTTGCGCATGGCTGCCTTATTTGTTTGCTGTGGATTCGGCGATCGCGCGGACGGTGTCGCCCTGGCGCTTGCTGCCGCGGCTGGAGCCGATGAAGTAGGCGATCGCGCCGGTCAGGCCGACCTCCACGGTCGCGTAAGCCCGCAGGATCAGCGCCCGCAGGAAGTCGTCATCAGGCAGCGGCAGCAGGTAGAAGGCGGCGAACTGGCTGGCGTAGAGCGCCATGAGCGTCCACAGGATTGCCTGGGGCATGCGGTCTTTCGTCTCGACCTGCCGGGCCCGGGCGTTCTGGACGTCCTGCAGGTAGGCGATCTCGCTGCCCTGCTCCAGCCGGGTCATCTCGAGTTGGAACGACAGCTCGGCCTGCTTGATCGCCAGCACCTGCTCCCCGGTCAGCGTTCCCCCGGCCAGCGCTTGCGCCACCTCGTCCTCGGTGGCGTCGGGTCGGCCCAGAACCTTGTCGGCCAGAAGCTTGATCGCCGCGCCAGCGAGCGGTCCGCCGAGGGCGCTACCCAGCACCGGACTGACGGTGCGGACCAGGGATTTCCAATCGAAGTCGCTCATGACTGCACCGCCCATCCAATAGCAGCAGCCTGCTGGCCGCTCTTGCCCAAGAACAATTCCCGCTCGGCCACGCGTCGGCGCTTGAGGCCGAGCAGCTCTTTCCCGCCACCACGATTCCAGGACAGGAAAGCGTCGGCCGCCCCCTGCATGTCGCCGGCATTGAGCTTGCGCAGCAGCGTGGAGGGCTCGCCAGATTTCAGGCGGATGATTCCGTCCCGATAGGCGTTGCCCGGCCCGACGTTGTAGACAATGCTCACCAGGGCATCGAACTGCCGCTGCGTGAGGTTGACCTTGATTGCGGCGCGGACGACCGGCTCGAAATCACGGGTCAACCGGCGCTCGAAGCGGGCGTCCGCCTCCTCCTGGGTGATGACCATCCCGGGGCGAACGTTCTCGGTGTCGCCCCAGCCGATCGTCCAGGGATCCCCGCCGGTGGCGGGATCTGGGTAGGCGGTCAGCCGGCACTTCTCGAAGTCGTGCATGACGAAGCGCCCGTCGACGCCGGTGGTCAGGAGCGATCGAACGGCGGGCCCTGCTTTCTCCAGGACGCCCATCGCTGCCCCCCAGGCGGCTCGGCTGACCGGCCCCCACTTGCCGTCCGGCTCCTCGGGGTAGTAGCCCAGGCGCTTGAGGTCGGACTGCAGCCGGTAGAGGGTGGTATCGGTCATGTCACCACCTGCCGCTTTCCGATGGCGCGCTCATAGAAGAACTCGAGCGTCTTGGCGCCACCGAAGGAGGCCAGCAGCACCAGCACCGCGATGCTCATGCCCGCAGCGCCTTGCATGGAGGCCAAGAAAAAGCCCAGCAGGCCAGCCACCCACGACCCCAGCATGTTGGAAGTCACCAGCGCCCAGGTACCCCGCATCGGCGGCACGGCCTGATCGACGGGGAAGCTGTTGACGTATGCGGAGAAGCGCATGGTCAGCGTCAGGGCGCCGGTCAACGTCGACAGCACGAAGATGACGGACCACTCGAGTACGGTGATCGCGCGCATGGCCTGGTCGAAGGTGATCAACTGCGCAGCCGCGGCGGCCGTGGGCAGCAGCATGACTATCAGCAGCCAGAGGAAGGTGCGGACGAGGATGCGGATCATTGGCCTGCACTCCCTTCCCTCACGCAATAGGCATCCACTCGTCGGAAGTAGTGGTCCCTTACACCCCACACGGCGACGCCAGCCGCGGCGATCCCGTCCACCGCATAGCGCAGCAGCGCCCACTCCGGCTCCGGAAGGCCATGGATCATCATCCAGGCCAACGCAGCCTGAGAGATCGACATCAGCATGAATAGGATGTGCCGGTATCGATGGGTGACCCCGATCGAGAAGCGCTCCGGCAACAGGTCGTTGATGACCACGTCGATCAGGCTCAGGGCGGCGACAAGCAGAAGACCCACCATGGCGATGACGGCACCGTACGACAGGATCGGATCTCCGCCCTCAATCGCCAAGCGGTGCTGGCTGGTTGGATCGACCAAGGCAATCACCGCCGTGGCTGCAACGCTGCAGCTGAGGTAGCTGCGGATCATCCAGGAGTAGTGGGTTTTCATGGGGTTCCTCGGCGCTGTCTCTGCAGGGCGGGCGTAAAAAAGCCCGCACGCGGCGGGCATCGGTCGGGCGCGGGCTCTACCGCGTCAGGTGGATTCGGAGTACCGTCTCTGGGTCTCTGAAAGGAGGCTGTTATGTCCGATATGCACGAGCTACTCGTGATCGGAGCCCTGTTTGTTTGCACCATGCTGGTAATTGCGGTGGGGCTTGCGCTTTTCAAAGAATTGGCTGACGAAGGCATTCGCCATGACTCCGACGACGTGCCGCCCTCTTGGTGAAGATCCAATGCTGTGCAGATCATGCGCGGGCGGCCTCCTCCGCCGGCGTCGGGCGCAGCTCCGGCGGCAGCTGGAAGCCTGAGCGCTCCGACAGGTAGCTGGTGCGGCAGTGGCTGGGCTGCCACCAGAACATGCGATCGATCACCGGCACCAACCAGGCGCCCGGCCGGCGGCCGCGCTGCGCCGCGCGCCAGGCGCGGGACGACAGCGTCTCGTCCGCCCAGCCGCCGAGCACCGCGTTGGCCAACTGGTCCAGGGCGACGAGGATCTGCCAGGCCCAGGCGCCGAGGATGCGCAGCGCGGTCACAGCGCGGCCGCCTGCCGGAAGAGCTCGTCGAGCGCCTGGTCGTCCATCGCGAGCAGCGCGCCCATCGATACCACCAGAGGTGAGCCTCGCTCGACCGTCGCGCCCTTCTTCCAGTCGATGCGGGCCAGATCGCCGTCGCGGCCGGGCATGGCATCGATGGCGTCCTCGACGAACTGCAGGAGCCCGACGTCATAGAGGGCGCGCTGGGCCTGACGCATGGTCACAGACTGCACCGGTGGCGGCTCGGTCGGCTCGGGTTCCTGCGGCGTATTGCCGGCATCCACCCAGGCGAGGTACGCCTGGTAATCGGCATTGACCGGATCGGCCGGGATCTGGGCGCCGTCGTCCAGCCGCGTGATGATGGCGTCGGAAGTCTTGGCGTACATGGCGCCTCCTTACAGACGGGCCGAGAGGGAGTACTCGCCCGTCGCGTCCGCGTAGCACCCGCCCGAGGCGTTGGCAGCGACCCGCAGGGTGTGGTTGTCCGCGGTCGCAGAGTCCAGCGCCAGGCCGGATGACACGTTGACGTAGGTGGGTGCGGTTTTGAGCGAGAAGGTCGGCGAGGTGCGCATGGTCACCACGTTGCGCAACGGGCAGCGAATCAGGTCGCCGTTGCCGGTGGCGTAGCTGGAGAAGGACGGCGTCTTGCCGCGCCAGTAGTAGCGCTGGCACCGCGCCAACTCGGCGTCGTACATCCGGCGCTCATACGGTGTGGGCAGGGTGTTGCGCTCGACCTGCACCCGGGTCAGGGTGCCGGCCGTCCATTCGAACACCGGCTGGCTGCCAACCGCCACGCCGGTGACGTTCAGGCCCGAGGAGCCGTAGGTGCCGCCAGCGAATCGCCCGGTCGCCGAGCCGCTCCAGGACAGACAGTAGGTGCCGCCTTCGACGTTCATCGCCTCGATGCGCTGGCACAGCGAGCCGCCGGTGATATTGACCGTGACATCGACGCCGTCGTCGGTGTAGGTCACAGTGGCCCCGCCTGAGCCGGCGAACCAGCCGTCGAGCCAGTATTCGTTCGCCGCCAGCGTGGTCGAGCTGCTGGGGCGCGCGTCCTGGTTGACCCGGAAATTCCCGTTGATCAGGATGTTCCGGTTGCTGACGCGCCCGCTGCCGTCGCCGAGTGAGGCGAGCAGCGTCTGCAGCTGCTGGGAGAGGTAGGTCTTGAAGAGCGCGCCCGGGAGGTCATTCGCGGGCGCGAGCTGCGCGATGGTCGGAAATGGCATGGCTACCTTTGCGGGTGAAGAAAGTTAGGAAAGCGCGTCCTCGAAGCCGTGCACCAGCGCACTCGCCCGACCGGCCACGGCGACGCCGGAGCTGTTGAGGATCTGCACCAGCGGGCCCGCCGCGGAGTCGCGCTCGCTGTAGCGGCTGGTCACTCCGGTGCCGCCGTCGTTGGCGACCGCCGGCGTCACGCTCTGGACCGTGATCCAGTTGCGCCCGGGCAGCCCCTGGAACCGGTTGAGCCGCGCGCCGCCGGCCGGAACGTCGCGCTCGGGGAACACCTGGCTCACCAGCGGCATCACCAGCGCCGCCTGCAGCATCGACAGCACACCCTGCTGGGTGCCACCATCGATCGAGACGCGGATCTGGATGCTGATGCCGCGGGTGCTGCGCAGCTCGCCGAGCCACGGCTGCCAGTCCGGGCTGGAGCCGTAGACGTCGGTGGTCGCGCCGTAGACGCTGCTGGTCGCGTAGAAGTTGCCGATCGGGTTGCCGTCAATGCGGTACTCGATCGCCACGCGGCTGCCGGTGATCGTGCTGTTGAGCCGGATGGCCCCGCCGCCGTAGAGCGGAGAGAACCGGGCGATGTAGACCATCGGCAGGAAGGCGTCCCCGCTGTAGACCCCCGGCGCGCCGTCGCGGTAGTAGATGTCCCGCTCGCCGCGCTTGTAGAAGCCCGAGGAGGCGTCGAGGTTGGCTTGGAGCGCCCCGCCCTGCACCGAGGCGTTGACCACCGTGCCGGGCCAGCGCGGGCCGAAGTCCACCACCTGGAGCGCCGCGCTCGTGTCCGCCTGCCCGAAGTCCAGCGTGTCCCATCCCATCGCACCGACGTTGCCGCTGGTGTCGCGCGCCGCGACCATCACGGTGTTGATGCCGTAGAGCCGCTGCGGCAGGAACCACGGGCTGTCGGTGACGACGCCCTGATGGAGCTCCACCCCTAGCGACCACTGCGGCACCGCGCCGGGCACCGCCCGCACCAGGTAGCCGTCGAGGTCGGGCACGGCCAGCCGGTCGAGCTCGGCGAAGAACACCCGGTCCTGCGACAGCGCCACGCCAGTCACCGCTGGCGGCGGCTCGGTCTTGCCGATGACGTAGTGCGGCCAGGACGTCCAGTCGCTCGGGATGCCGATCGAGGTCACGTATCGGGTCCGGATGATGATCGTCTGCCCTTCGGGCGTGCCCAGCAGGTAACCGCCGGTGGAGTCGCCGCTGAACAGGACCGACTGCCATACGTCGCCGTCGCCCTGCCGGCGCCATTGCACCTCGACCGCGCCGCCCTGCGTGACCCGCGCATCGGCGGCAGCCGGCACATAGACGTTGGTTCGGACGACCACCGCGCCGCCCTGAATCAGCAGCTGGCCCGTGCCGCTGGCGGCATACAGGGTCGCGGGCCGGGCCGGCGCCGCGAACGGGTCCGGGAAGACGGTGTTGGGCGACGGATCGGCGCTGCCGTCCTCGACCAGGTCGTAGAAGCTCTCCTCGTCCTCGACCAGCAGCAGCGCCAGGGGCGAGGCGGTCGAGTACGACCAGTCCTGCACCCGGAACGCCTTGGCGACGATGCCGAACACCGCGCAGGTCACCAGCAGCCGGTCGCCGGGTTGCAGGCGCCAGGCGGACATCTTGGGCGAGACCTTGATGACCATGCCGCCGCGGCTCAGCTCGGTCCGCACGCGGGCCAGCTGGTAGCAGCGGGCGTGGCCGCCGGTGAACGGGAAGCTCAGGTCCTGCCACCGATCCTTGCCGTCCAGCGCCCGATAGTTCGGATTCTGGTACGGAACGATGTCGTCGCTGACCCCGGTGCCGGCCTGGTTGATGTACGAACCGCGCGCGCCGTTGTAGCGCTGGCTGCCCGAGGTGCTTGCCTGCTGGACTTCCACCGGCGCGAGCATGTCGTCATCAGTCAGGGACATGACCGGCGTCGACCAGGCGCCGGCCTGGATGCGCCACACGCCGCCCGACTCGTGGCTCGCGCCGGCCATGGCGTCTTCGAGCTGCTGGCGGGTCTGCTCCCGGTCCTGCGCCGAGCTGAAAGCCCCGTCGCAGACGTAGCGGGCCTTCGAGGCGCCCAGGTGCCCGAGGTCGGTCCATTCCGGGTACGGGGTCCAGACCTCCACGTCGCAGGCGTTGGCCGCGACCACCAGCTGGGCGGCGTCGACCTGCGCCGCGCTCGCGCCGTAGCCCACCTCCGAGCGGATGAAGTCCGCCAGGCACAGGGCCGGGTTGCGCGAGTAGGCGGTCGCGCCGGTGCGCGGGTCGTAGACCTTCTTGCCGCGGAGGCGCGCCGTCACGTTGGGCAGCCCACTCTGGAAGCGCTGCAGGTCGAGCGCCAGCGTCAGCACGATGTAGGTGCAGCCCGAGAGCCGGTGCGCCGGCGTCCACTGGTCGGGCAGGAGCGCCAGCAGCTGCTGGTCGACGGTGTCCACCCCGCCCGGGCTCAGGTGCTTCGCGATCCGTACATACCGGCTGTAGGTGCCGTAGCGGTAGGAGATGGTGGCGCTGCCGTTGGGCCGGCCGCCGGTGATGGCGGTGCTGCCGCCGGCGGTGCTGATGCGCAGACGGCTGGTGATGTTGCCATCGTCGGCGACGGTGCCGAGCACGGCCGCTTCGGTCGGGCTGGCGTAGATGCGCAGGACCTCGGCCGCGCCGCCGCCGCCCGGGACGAAGTACTGCACGTCGATCGTCGCAGCGCCGCCGGTGGAGAGGGCGCCGTTGGGCGGGACGACGACGTTGGCCCAGCGCGTGGCGCCGTAGCCCACCCGCACGGTGCGGCCGGCGTAGGCGGTGCTGACGAAGACGGTGTCGAGGCCGGTGACCGCGCCGAGCGAGAGCGCGCCGGTCGGGTTCGGGTCGGTCGCGGCCAGCAGCTCCTGCATCAGCACGCCCGGCACGGTGGCGTTGCCGTTTGCGTCGAAGGTGACGGTCACGTCGGCCGTCTGGTCGCCCTTGGACTCGGCCCAGGGCGCGGTCGTGGCCCAGCCGTCGCCGTCGAGAGCACCGATGGCCTGGCCCTCGATGTAGACCTCGTCGATCGCCTCGCACTCGTGGGCGGCGAAGACGATGACGACATGGCGCCACTGATCCCGGTCGCCGGTGGTGAGCATGGCGGCGACGCTGCCGGCGATAGGCGCGGGCTGGCCGTAGATGGTCTGCCACGGAGCCTCGGTGCTCAGGACGGTCTGGGTGCGGTCCTGCAGGCTGGCATTGGAGGCTGACTTTGCTGCGGCCGCGGCCTTGCGCTGCTTGCGACGGGCCTGGGCGCTGGAGAGCAGCCCGGCGCCCAGGCCGATGAGGGTGGCGGTCGTAGCAGCGATGACACCGGCTGCGGATGCGCCATAGGCGGCAATCGCGATGATCGACACCGGATCGGCCAGCGCCCCACCGCACGCGCATGCGGCGGCCAGAGCCACGGCCGTGCGGGTCAGCAGCTTGTTCAGACGACGCGCCATGCGGCGATCCCTTCGAGGACGGAGAGGAAAACGAGACCGGACGGGCCGGCGGCCGCGATGTGGCTGCCGGTGTGGATGCCGAAGGCGTGGCCCGACGCCCTTCCCGGCCGGCGGCCGGACGCCACCAGGACGACGTCGCCGCGGCGCGCCATCAGCCCCGGGACCGGCTCGCCAAGCCCCGCGGTGCCAGCCGCCAGGAAGCCGCCCAGGTCGCGCAGCCGGCGCATCGCCGCGAGCGCCGAGTCCAGGCCGCGCAGGTCGGCCATCGGGTCGCGGCCGGTGGCGGCCAGGACCCAATCGGCGGCGAACGTGCAGCAGTCGTGCGCGCCCCAGCCGAAGGCGGCATCCCTGCGGCCCTCGAGGTATTCGTCGAGCGTCATGTCTATTGCTGCTGGAAGCGCTTGGAGAGCCAGACGGACGGGGCGCCGATCAGGCCGGCCACGTATTCGAAGCCCCGTTCGCCGGGGTAGCGCGCCTGGTGCTGCGCGTTGTTCAGCCGCAGGCCCGCCGGGTTGGCCCGGACGTCGTAGGCCGCGGTCACGCACTCCATCTCGATGCGGCCGGTCTTGCCGTCCGCATCGCGCGGCAGCTTGACAAGGTCCATCACGCCCGCGAACCGCAGCACCGGCGCGCCGGGCATCTGGTAGGTGTTGGGGTCGAGCAGCGCCAGCCAGATCCGGACGGGCCGATCCTGGTAGTTGCTCGGGTTGCCCAGCGCGAGCGCCAGGACCGAGGTGTCGACCGGCGAGAGCGTCAAGGTGATCTTCTCGGCGGCGCCGTCCTCGGACTCGCGGATCTCGCCGACCTGGCCGAGCGTGCCGATGCCCTTCCACGTCTGGCCCATGGCCACCACGTCGAGCGGGAACGGCGTCAGGCGCAGCGTGCCGGTCCCGAACTGCATCTCCACCAGCGGCACCGGCAGGTACGCGGCGCCCGCGGCCAGCGCGTCGAATGCGGCATCGGTGGCGACGGTCATTCCCAGGACTCCATGAGGTCGAGCGAGAACCCGCCCTGGAATACCCCCGACGACCATTTGCTGGCGTCGGTTGTCTGACGCATGAGGCAGGTCGGCTTGTCGATGACGACGACCGAAGCAGCGGACACAGGCCACCGCAGGACGGGCTCAAAAGAGAAGGTGCGCTGGCCGTTAGCGTCGAAGGAGTCGTCGCCTACGATCTGCAGCATCTGTCGCCGTGCTGTGCCTTGATTGACGCCGATCCAGTCACCACGCAGCAGGCTCTTGCCGGCATTACCGGAGCCGCCGTTGAGGGCGATGACGTTGGTCCCCGCTGCTGCTGCAGTCTGCACCACGATGGAGCCGGATGCCGTCCCCCGCGGAAGTGGGCTCAACATGTCGTACATCGCCACCTGATTGACCCGGCCGCGCAGGGACATGATGAATGCCCGCCACACGGCCGAGTCGGGGCCTTCGAGCTCGGACGCCGAGCTGATGCCGCAGACCATTCGCGATGGCCCAAGAATGCGGGTTTGGGAGGCACCGGTATCGCCCGACTGGAAGGTCATGTCGAAGCGCTGCTGGCCCCAGTCCTGGCGTTCAACGACCAGATCGGCAGGGATGGTGATGACGCTCATTGCAAAAGAACCCCTGCTTTCTGTAGCCCCGCGGTGTACCGCTTGTTGTTGTCATCGATGAGCCGCTGGAAGGTCACGATTGCTGCCGACATGTCTGCCTTGCCATCGATCTGCACATTGGTCACCGGCGCAAAGACCAGGGGGGGCGTCGATTGACTCGCACCGACCGAAGCGCCTCCGCCGCTTGATGGCATGACCATCGGCAGCGGCGCTTCCCCACCCATACCGCCCGTCGCATAGCCCTTGTTCAGCGAGTCGAGGAAGCTGCGGGGAAGCCTTTCGACCGCGTCGGCATTGACCACGTATTCCCCGCGGTGCACCACTCCGGCGACGTCGTACTTGCCACCGTTGCCGGTGTAGCCGCCTGCATCCCATGCGCCCATTGGCGCCAAGGCAGTCGTCTCGATCGCGCCCCATCCAGAGACGCCAGAGGTAACTGCCCCGCCTGCCGCATTGCTGCTGCCGCCAAAGATGTTGCCCAGCAGTCCACCCAGCAGCGATCCGCCGCTCCCGCCGCTGCCCTTCATCACCGACGACAGCAGCGCCTTCGCCTCCATCCGCGCCAAGTCGGCGATGATGGAATTCGCCAGGCCGCTGAAACTCAGTTTCCCGGTTTGGGCGAACACGGTGAGAGCGTCTTCCATCCGGCCAAACGCGTTGACGTACAACTGCTCGGTTTGCCCGGCGACATTCGCCGCTCCGTCCAGGTAATTCGCAAGCGCACGGGACTCTCCAAAGCTCGACTCATTCCGCAGCTTGTCGCGCTCCAGGTAGTAGCGGCGATTAGCCCCGAGTGCCAAATCAAGCTGACGCTCGATTTCAAACACCTGATCGCGATATTCCTGCGTATCGAGGCCGCCGTTCTTGGCCGCCGCGATATTGGCTTCCCGCTTGTAGCGTTCGAATTCGCGGGCGATTTGCTGTTGCGCCCGGCCCTCTTCCTGTTGCCGATCCCCGAGTCCAAATCCTGCCAACTCACGTTGATAGCCTTCGACGCGGGTAGCTTCCGCCGATTGCATCGAAATTCGGACCGCCTCGAAACGATCACCCATCTGCCGCAGGTTGTCCAAGCGCCGCTTCTCGACTTTCTCGGCTTCTTCCTGGGCCTTGATTTGCTTCTCCAAACTCACATTCACATCGAGTTGACGAAGGATCGCGGCCTCGTTGTTTTGAAGGCTCTTCTGTTCTGAGGTCAAGATCTTTTTGTCCTTCAAATCCGCCATCTGCTGGACGAATTCGGCACGGCGCTTCTCTGCTCCGGTCAGCTGTTCCGTCGTGGCAAGAGCGGTCCGAGAAACCTGCTCCGATTCCCGAAGGTTCTGAAGCATTTTTTCAGCGGCAGAGTCTTGGTGCTCCTTGGGTTTCGGCTCCTTCTTGTCTTTGTGCCGATCCTCAATGTTGGCGACTTCGGTCTTCAACGCAGCTTCGAGCCGTGTTGCCGCCGCCACATCTCCGCGGGCCTTAGCTTCTTCGACGAGCAGCTTGTTTCGGTCCTTGGCCTTCTGAATCTCTTCGGCTCGAATCTCAGGCTTGGATTGCCGGGCGTCCTCTCCCAGGTACTTTTTGACCTTGCCATCCCATTCCTCCTGCGCGGCATTCATTTGGCCAACCGTTTGCGGGTTAATTGAACCGCGGCCGCCGCCTGCGCCAGTGGCTAGAGCTTTCATAAGGCCCTGAGCTTCACGTAGTCCGTCTACTACTCTTTTGGTATCCCAGTAGATGCCACGCAGATAGATGCTGGGGCTGTTATTCGCGCCCTCTGCCCTTAGGTCTTTGAGCTTTGCCTCCGCACGAGCAAGGTCACTTGCAAGAGACGTCGATCGCTCACTATTTGTTTTGAACACATCAGGCAGGAGCGTCAGGTCAGTACGCAATCCAAATACGCCGCCGGTCAATGCATTAATCGCCCCATTGACTGAATTTGCCGCTAGATTCAAGGTTGCAAATCCAGTTCTCCCAGCTGCCACACCTGCTGCCGCCCCCAGCTGGCCAAGCATGCTGCCGCCTGATTGCTTGGCGCCATCCAGGGCCTCAGTCACAGCAGTCATGTCGCGGGCGATGGCCTCGCGCTCGCTTGCAATGGTTTGACTAACGCCTGAGTCGCCGAGCTTTTGCTTCATGCGCTCCCATGCGTTTGCGATTCGATTGGCCGAAGCGTCAAGCCGGTCTGCAGCACCTTCGGCTGCCGCGCCCATGTTTTCATCCAATGCCCGAGCAAACTTCGGCAAGAAATCACTTGCCACTACTTGCCCTTGCTCAAGCATTTTCCCGAGTTCTCCGGTGGTGACGCCCATCGCGCGAGCGGCGATTTGGAAAGCCCCGGGAAGACGTTCGCCCAATTGGCCGCGCAACTCTTCACTTTGAACCGTGCCCTTCGACACCATCTGCTGCAGGGCGAGCAAAACCCCGCTCGTATCTTCTGCAGAAAGCCCCAAAACTGCGGAGGCCTTGCTGACCGCCTCAAAAATATCTCGTGTTTTTTGTCCCTCCAAGGTGGTGCCACGCGATGCAGCAGCAAAACTTGCGTAAGCGCGCCCGGTACTGGAAAGCTCCAACCCCATTTTATTTGCCAGCGTGGTGACGTATTCCAATTCACGCGCGCCATTGCCACCCGACGAGAAATTAAGAGTTGTCGTCAGACGCTGGGCGTTTATGCTGGCTTGCGAAAGCGCATCTGCCATGTCATAGACTTTTTTGACAACAAACGCCGTAGCAGCGACTGCAGCGAATGCGCCCACTGCCATAGTGAATGCCTCTTGCGAGGCTTTGGCGCCTCCTGCAGCGCGCGCTTGAGCATTCAGCGAAGCGGCGGCTGAGGTGCTGGCCGCATCAATTGCCCTGGCGGCAGTCGCCTCGCTTTGCATGGCCCTGGCGTGGTCTTCGGCTGCACGTTCTGCGGCGGCAGTTACGCGCTCAGCTTGACCCATGGCAGAAGACAGGGCGCCCACGGAGCTGTTCAGCATCGCGAGTTGCCGCTCTTGTCGCTCCTGGCTCGCGCGCAATGCCTCAAACTGCTGCGCCATACGACCCCAAGTGGCACTCATGCGCTGAGCGGAGGATTCAGACCTGCCGCCAGCTGCGGTCAGTTTGTCCAGATCAGCCGCCGCACGACCAACTTGAGTTGAGTCAACCGCGATTCCGAGCGTGCTTACGTCGAGCGTCATAATGATTCGGAAATAAAAAAGCCCGCGGTATTAGCAGCGGGCTAGTAAAAAGCCTTCATGCGAAGGCTTTGGATTTATCTGGAGTCTTCGGCGGAGAAATCTCTAACAATCGTGCCGCCCGGATGCAAAGCGCATCTTGCAATTGATGTTGACTGCGAACCGTAGCCGTTTTTCGCACTGAACTTAATAAATACTAAAACCCCACCGTCTGGCAGACTGGATACGGCAGGTGGAGAGGACAAGGAGTGAAACTCAACTGAACTTCGGTTGGTTGCGCGAGAAATAATCTCGCTTCTACAGGTATCAATTGCGGTCTGTCTGCCAGGAATATCGTTTGCTGCTGTATTTGAGGTGGCAGCGCCGACGGAATTTGCTAGCGGAGCAGGGGCGAAAAGTAAGAACACGCTCCTGATAAGCATAAGCACGATTACGACCCCCAAAACCCTAAGCCACCAAGGCGACACTTTCCAAGCTAGCGCAACCTGCCTTTTCATACCACCTCCTTAAACGAAGGTGGATCGTATCTGAACCCACTGAGCAGCAACCTCGTTCGAAGTTGCTGCCCGCTGTTTTCAGCCCATGCCAAAGCCCACCACGCCTAAGCCCAGCCCGCCATAGCCGACCTTGCCTTGTCGCGGCTTGCCACTTGATGCTGATCGCATCCCACAGCGCCCTCTCGCGAAGACGCTGGGAGCTATTGTCAGCCCATGCCACGCCGAGCCGCAGCCTGCCTAAGCACGCCAAGCCGCGCCTTGCCGCATCCTCAAACTATCTGCGCCCTCTTCGCCATCCCACTGACCATCGCCAGCCGGGCCGCAGCATCCGCGTTCTCCCGGCGCTCCTCGTTGGTCAGTTCGCCCACTCGCAGGTTCTGCAGCCGCTGGCCTGTAGTGCGGAAAGCCCGGCGTGCGTCACGCTCGAACGAATCCATCGCGGCCCTCGTCTGCTCCTGCGGCGGAACCCATCTGTAGCCTTTGCCTCGGATCGATTCCAGATAGACCTGATGCTGTTGCAGCAATTCGGTCTTGAAAGCTTCGATGTTGGACAGCCACTCGAATTGACGCTCTTGGAATTCCTCGGCGGTCATCATCGCGCCGCCAACGTCAGGCATTCCAAAATGGTCGGCCAGCCATTGATGCGTGACGATGCTCCCGTACTGATGCTCTGCCAAGAAGTCCCGCGCCGCCTGTTTCCAGGGCGGGTACAGGGTCACGCTTGGCTCAGACATATTCGACCTTGAAGCGGCCGAACCGCGGGCGGTACTCGCACACGCCGATCAAGGCGCCCGCATCGTTGATCGCCTTCTTTGCTTCGGCCAAGTCAAGAACGTCGGTGTTGATCGAAACCGAGGCTTCGGCCTGCCACCGTAGGAAGATCGGCCGGTAGCGCATCAGCTTCGCTGCCCCGACCTTTACGCCGCGAACGTCGACAAACTCGGCCCGCTCCCACAGTTGCGCCGGCGTCGTCGGGCCGTCATAGGCCAACTTCGCCGCGTTTTCAATCACCAGCGCTCCGCGCTTCCAGTGTGTCCCGAGCTTCTGCAGCTTTGCGCCCGCCAGAAAGGAGGCGTCGAGGCACGCGCCTGGAATGTGCATCCCGTCGCGCTCATTCCAGTAGCAGCCTGCCAAGAACTCCGACCGGGCGATTGCCAGATGGTCGTCTTCCGTCTTCTTGCGCTTGCTTGTCAGCGCCTTGTGAACCTTGGTCGCTTCGGCCAGCGGGTTCGCCAGCTTGTCGGAGTGCATCATCAGCGGGCTGGTGCCCGTGAGGCGGATGGTCAGGAGTTCCATGTCAGTGCACCTCCACCGCAGGCAGGTTCGCGAGCATCGCCTGCAGCTTGTCGTCGCCAGCGGCCACCAGATAGGCGTGCACCTTCACGTCGATCAGCCCATCCTTGCGGCGGATCATGTACGCCACGGTGCCGTTGCAGCCGAACTTGTTGCCCTCCCGGCAGCGCGCCCGCTTTTCGGGGATGGCAACCCGGCGATGCAGGCCCGATTCCAAGATCTGTTCGTCGGTGGCGATGTACTCGTAGATGACGCCCCACATGGGGTTGACCTTGACGTGGGAGGGAGTGCCGAGCGACGCGGCCTTGAGTGCGAGGTATTGGGCGGTCATTTCAGAGCCCTCCAGCCGTCATCGCGTCGTACTTAGCCTCGCCTTCCAGAGCTTCGGCAATGCTCCGATCCATCATCATTTCGCAAGCGTCGAGCAGCGAGTAAAGGCGCTCTTGAACATCCTCGTGGACAGTTCCCAGGTCAATCAGCGACGCACTCGCAATGCTGAGCAACGCCTTCATCTTTCGCATTTGCAGGCGCTGGTCACCCAGGATGCCGCTGACCTCATGAGGCGCGACTAGTGCGCGCGTGACTTCAACTGTAGAATTCATGATGTTCCTCAAGACTTTGCTGGTTTGGGGGTTCAACTTGAAGGCCTCAGCGGTTGCACCCGCTGGGGCTTTCGTCTTTCTGGCGGGGCTCATGTGAGCAGCGCCTGTTGAGCCAGAAATTCCGGCTTTGCCAGCTTCAGGGGCACCTTTCCGTGCAGCACCTGCGCATAGGCCACATTGCCATTCGCGACGTCTTCGACGAAGCAGTCATCGCAGCAGTCGTCGAGCTCACCAGCGTCAAGGCCCAGGTCGTTCTCGACTTCCGCAATCTGCGCATCGGTCCAGGGGCCGTGCGCCAGGAGCCCGGTGCCGCAGCACTCGCACTTGCCCTGGTGGAGGAATTCGCGACTGTTCATGCTTTCACCAGCTTCGGCTTCTCTGGCAGCACCAGATTCAGCAGTTCGCCGAACTTGCTGACGTACCAGTGAGGCTGCGATTCCCGCGGATTGGTCGGCGAGGTCAGGTTCTTGCCGTACTCCAGATCCGTGATGACCTTGAACTTCTTGGTGCCGCCCTTCGAGGATGGGCGTTCGCGCTCTTCCAAGAAGCCGTGCTGCATCAGCATCCGGTTGAATGCCTGAGTGCTGATGTCAGCTCCGAACTGCTCCAGTAGCGCACCCGCCGCTTTCGTCTCGTCGCTGGAGCCCGTCGCGCTCGCTGTCGACGCGTCCACCGCGTACGCCGGCAGGAAGCCGACAACGCCCAATTGCGCTTCGATCCGCTGGTATGCACCCAGCACTGCAGACGGCGCCAGCTTTAAGTCCTCGACAGCGCTGCGCAGGAGCAAGACGCTTGCGTCGACTTGATCGCGGGTGATGCCTCGGCCAGTGATCGTCGATTCCGGCTCCGCCCTTCCAGCGAAGTAACGGTCTTCCATTTGCTCGAAGACCTCCCACGCCTTCTCTGTCTCCAGCATCTTTGCGTGCCGGGCGGCGCCACGTTCCGTCCAAAGAATCAGCGAGCGAGCCTTACTCGAAATTTGCGACTCGCTCAAAGCTAGTCGCAAATCCCGAAGTTCATCGCCTGCCACTTTGTAGAAGTGCTTGCCCTCCTCGAACCGATCGAGGTTCCGGGAGTGGTTTTGCTGGATCCGCACTTCATCCGCGCCATAAAACTGCGAGAGCTGAATGGTCGTGCAAACACGCTGATCCCTGTAGCTAACTACCGGGGTGGTCACGTCGCCGATGGTGACCAGCGCGCTCATGCTGCGACTCCCTGCGCCTGCTCAGCTGCCAAGCCGCGCTTGATCAAGTACAAGATTTCTGCATTCAGGCTGCGCTCGTTGGTCGCAGCGCGAACCTTCAGTTCCTTGCGGAGCCCGTCCACGTTGAAGCGCAGGATGAACCTGTCTCCCACGGACCGTGCGGGCTGTGCTGTTGATGTCTGCATGTGCACCTCACTGCTGTTGATAGTGAAGTGATATTACTCCCACATTCGTACTACTCGCAAATACATAGTAGTTATATGCTCGCATCGTGCGAGTAATATTTCGGCATGAGCAAAGACCTTCCTCCAAGCCGCACCGCAGCACAGTTCGTTGTCCGCCTGCCCGACGGCATGCGCGACCGCATCGCCGAGGAGGCAAAAGCCGCCAATCGGTCGATGAACAGCCACCTCGTCCACATCCTGCAAAACCACTTCGAGACCGTTGACGACAAGGCAGTGCTACGGGAGCGTGGCATTGAGGAGGAACAAAAGGTTGCCCTGTCCCTCGGACTTAAGGAAGCGGCTGACAGGGCTGCAGTTCTCAAAGTGCTGCTTATCGAAGAGCTACTGGTTCTCAAGCGCCGGGTCGACGATCTCGGAGGTAGGGATGCGGTGATGCAGGCCGACAAACATGAGATCGCGCAGCGCATTGCAGGACCGCGCATTGAAGGCACGGACCAGGAACGGACCAGCTACTACAGCAAACGCATCGGCGCGTCTCCTCTAACCACCCTCCTGACGACAGAGGAACTCGACAAAATTGCCAGTCGAGTCGTCGCCATAGAGAACGACGGAAGGCAACTCATCAGTCAGCTGAAATAGCCCCGGTCTCAAACCGGACCTTTGCCGCCATGGAGTCGCTATCCGCTACCCCAACTCAAACCGGCGCTGTGCCGGTTTCCCGGTTTCAAACCGGAGAACTCCGAAGATCCGATCTCAAATCCAACCTTCCAACGCAACCACCCGCTTGCACATCCGCAACCCCCAGGTTGCGATAGCCCATCCTCCTCCCTACCGCCATGACCCTAGAACAAGCAGGAAGCTGGGCGACGATCATGGGCACGATCCTCGCCATCCCTGCCGTCGCGATGGCTGCCGCATCGTTGAGCCCCGAAGCCCGGACCCGGCTCGCCACTTGGTGGAACAAGACCTACAAAGTTGGCCGCGTAATCTTCATGCTCTTCGCTCTGAGCAACGGCTCACTCGGCATTCTGCTTTTCGCCATTGCCTCGACGCCTCCGAGCCGCATGGACATCATCCATTTGCTTATGTTCATCCTAAACATTGCGACTGGCATTGCCATGCTTTGGGAATCGGCCAACAACTCTTAAAAAGTCTAGAGCTCTAATTTTAAGGAATATGTATGCCAGAGCCGATAGTAACTGCAGCAGCAATAGCAGCTGCATCAGCAGCAGCAGATCAGGTAGTAGCTACAACAGAAAAAACTCTAACCTTACTGGAGCGAATTTTCCCTGCTTGGTTAGGAAAGCGTCGAGACGACGCAGAGCTAGCCATTTGGGAAAACCGCTTGAAAATTGCTCAAAAAGTGATCGACAAGATGGACCAAATGGGAATTAAAGAAGCCAATCGTACGATACCGATAAGCTTCTTAAAACCGCTGTGGGAATCTGCGTCGCTTGAAGAAAATGATTTACTGCAAGAAAAATGGGCAAGTCTACTAGCAAACGCTGCCAACGGCACGAGTGGAGTTGAAACTAGGACTTCTTACCTGAGCACCCTACAACAACTCTCCCCATCAGACGCATCACTAATGGATGCCATCTATAACTCGAAGGAAATAGGTGAAATAATTGACGTGGACGAGCTTCAATTGCCGAGAGATTTTCCCAACGTAGCAATTCAAGTTGAAATTGACGCCATTGATATCGAATATAGCGTGGCGAACCTAATAAGGCTTGGCTGCTTGGCTGTAGCACCTTCCCATGGACCTAACACAACAATAGATAACGTATATCGAACACATTACGGCTTGCATTTTATGCGCGCGTGCTCAATCGATTGATTAATGCAATGAAATCTCAAGCCGGCATTGACCGACTTTTTTCTCTTCCAAAAATTTAATTTCCGCCACTTCTGACTATTACTTGCCTAGGTTCTTCTTCACCATATCGCTTATTTTGCCTACTTCACTCAGCTTGCCTATATCAGATTCTGGTCCAGTCATATTAGTCAGCTTTTGGAGGTCAGTGGCAGACATGCCCATGTTTTTTATTTGATGCATTTGAACCTGATATTTTTTTATTTCGTCAAGCGCTGAATTTTCAATCAATGCACTGATAAGCCTGTCAGTATGACTTGAAATATTTAGCATGTCTCTGACCCTTGCCACTTCTCTAGATCCTGCCACAGTTAAATTATCAACGTTTCCAGCATATGCACTTGAAGCAGCCATCTTCACAGCCGAAACATTCTCGGTTGATCTTTTAGCTTTATTCATTTGAGCTTTTAGGGCTCCAAGTTCCTTTTGGGCATCCTCACCCTTCCTGTAGGCATCTTGGAATTGTTCGGTCAATTCTTCTAATTTTGCGAAGTCTTCCTTGCTTTTCTGATTGGCCTGCTCTAATTCGAAGTTTTTAGCTTGAATATAGGCTTGGAGAGTCTGAACATAGTCACCCATCTCATCAGCACTACCCGACAGCCTATTCAATATAGAAAGCAAATATCCTATCACTGGCTCGCATTTGTGCGGATAGTTCACCTTGTGATCAACCTCACTCCAAGCCTCTTCATAAATTGTTCTAACTTGGATCTCCAAAAGCACCTTAAGCCTAGTAATTTGACTACTGACAATGTAGTGGACAGACCTATATCCTGCAGGATGCACTTTCACATCCATGCCTAATTCATCGGCTTTTTTATTGTATTCAGGCGACTCATCGTCACCCTTTCTAATGTTTATTACAGGGCGACCTTCAACCGTCAAATTCTCATTGAGCTGAGCATGGATCAAAGGCAAGTCCGACTTGAACAGATGCAACACTCTGAGACCAACAAGATCTGTGATCCTTTTGGAATAGTTATCGAGTGCCAAATCGATATATTTCTCTTCCTGCTCCGATTTTTTTCTGATGATCTTGTCTATAAGATGCCACGTATCTTTAACGCGATATCGCACTGAGTGAACGTCACTCATTTTTTGAAGAATTCGCGCAAAGGTCTCAGCCGTGTCATTCAGCAAGCTCTTGTTGGATTCATGATCTTCAGCGATGGCCTTCATCAGCGCCCAATCGATCTTCGCTGCTTCTCGCTGCTCCGGCGTCGTATGCGTCGCCGCTAGGAAAAGCTCCTTGAATCTAGCTACCTCCGCCGACTCAGGCATGCTTGTCACGTCTATAGCTGCAGCACCATCGCCATCAGTTGCGATGGGCGTTTCCTCTGCTGGATCTGGTGTGCCTTCTGTACCTACCGCGTCTGCCATGTTGTGCTCCTGCTGATGTTCGATCCATCATGCCAGAGGCACAGCTCTATGAACCGTTGGAGACCCCATGACCACCGCCGCCCGAGTCAAGAAGGCCCGAGCCTACGCCGAGCACCTACTAGACGGCTTCCTGAGTCTGCGCCAGAAGTACGCGCTACTTGATCCCTTGCTCTTTGACAAGGAGGTAGTTGATATTCATGGTTCCGGCAAAAGGGCCGCAGGATTCAAGGCGCTACGCACAACCCTGTTCATGGATTGCATCCAGGACATCGCAAAACTGTCTCTGGATCACTATCCGACATCAGTAAGTCTTTACCGGGTCTTTGCAACTATCGATGATCCCAAAGTCGTTGCCCAACTTCGAGATGAGTATTACGTTAGCGGGCGGGCTGATCCAACTGACGATGCGCCTGAGATTGCTAGGTTGGTCGAAGAGAGCGAACGGACATATCGTCAGACCCAACTTCTTCAATTCGATCAGCATCACGCAAAAGCGCTCTCGGACTGGGCCATTTTTTCATGCGACCCCAGGCTCGAACGTCTCAAGACCACTCGCAATAAGGTGTCCGCTCATCGAGACTTGATCCAGGCCGCGGACGGTGCATACAAACTGCTTGACATTGGCGACTTAGGCGTGAAGTGGAATGATCCCCGAGATCTGATTGCCGAAATGCAGATTCATGTAGCCGCCATAGGGCGATTCGTCCGAGGTGCCGATTTCGCTTGGGATCATTTCGACACAATAGTCAAAAAGACGGCTGATGGTTTCTGGCGTTAATAAATTAAGCGTACATCAGACATTCTTTACGCAGCAACAATGAGTTAGAGGCCATGACTACGAATATCAGATTTCTGCACTCTCTTCGCAAACTTGAATATCTTGAAGAAGCGTTGAGTGAGGGCTTACTTTTTACCAGCCATACAGTAAATTATCAACCATTTGAAAATACACCGCCAGACATAGAAGTTCTGAAAAATGCGGTTTCTAGAGCAGCTAACAAAGCGAGATCTTTAGGAGCAATCGAGTTCGATGAGAGAATTTGTGCCACTATTTTTTATGGAATGAGTGGGTCTGTGCCGATGATTTGTTTCACCGAAGTTCATGATTCGCGAGACCTACTTACGCACTATATGACTTTTGGATCTTATGGGATCGTGGTCAAAAGGGATTGGCTAGAAAGTCAAGGTGGCGATAGAGTTCTATATACGAGTGGCAAGTCAAAAGTGACAAAAGAACTTAGAAATCTGGTAGTCGAACTTATGATCTCTGGAATGTTTTTAGAAAACGGCAAAGCGATTTTTAACATATCGCATATGCGTTCAATCATGAAAATATTTTCTCACATCGAGAAAAGGGATCATCTTTCAGAAGTCGAGTGGCGCATTGCAGGCAAGCATGGACTTACTGGCGGAGAAAGCGCTTTAGGAAAGCGAATACCGCTTCCATTATCTGAAGTTGAGGAAGTTATCGTGCACAAAAGTGAAGATAAGCCCAGAATAAGAAAGGTTTTGAAGTCGATTGCAAGCGCACAAGGACACACTATTATTCCACCCATCAAATGCCAACCTAAATCAATACGTGCAAAAGGCTCAATGTATTAATTTCAATCAAAATTTGAAAGCAAAAGCCGGCATCAAGCCGGCTTTTTGTATCGCAAAAAGCAACCCTATTAAGTGAGGACTGCTTCCAAAATAGGTGCAAGCCGAAGCCTGTGCGTGATTACAGGTAGAGGCTAATCGTGAGATTTTGCTGGGCGCAAAGTCTGATGCCCTATCCGCTACCCTCCAGCGCAAGCGGTGGAGAGTCAGTCTGGCGTCCCACGATTGACTTGCAGTTAAATTTTGGCTACCAACCTACAAGCTCAGAGATCGTGTAGGACTACCCAAAAACCAAAAAATTGAGCATGACAGCATCTCCTTTTTGTTGCAGCTAGATTAGCACATCTGACGAACGTTCACTTGCCCGCACAGAGCGCTGCCGCTCGGCGTCCAATCGCTGAAAAGCTGTTCACGCTGGAACTGCGCTGACGAGGGGTCACTGAGCTGTGCCAGGACAGGCTGCCGCAGCTGCTGGATCAAATACTGCCGATACCCCAGCACCACCGCAGCCAGCGCGACCAGCACCATGAAGACCTTGAGCCACTTGTTCGTCCGCATACCGCCTCCTGTAGATGAGGGAGATGGTAGCGGGTCCATCATCTCCTCTTACATCTTGGCGACCCAAAGTGCCGCCTCAGCAGCAACCGCCGCACCGGCAAACATCGCCAGCGTCAGCGTTCTTCGAAGCCACTTGTCTAAACACATGATGCCTCCCGGTTTGAGGAGAAATCGTAGCTCGTTCAGGAGTCGTTGGGATTGCAGGGAAAGCCGCTGGTCTGGAGGTTTACCCGAGATTGAACAGGCTGGTAGCGGGCCATAAGAAAGGCCCGCACGGAGCGGGCCTTGCTTTAGAGCAATTTTTGATCAGGGCGTGGCGATTGCCCTGCCGTCGCGGGCGTGCCATTGAGCATCCTCTTTGGCCGATGTGATCCCGGGACTCTTGGATCTCAAACTCTCTCGTGATTCTTGCGAAAGCTCTAACTTAGTGACTTGGACACTCGCCCCAGTCCGAGAAATCACCACGCTTTTCGTGTAAGTGGTGCCGGAGTCATTGGGGTTCCTAGACATAGCGCTCTCCTGTGTAACGGGCAATTCCCGAACATGCTTTGATGACTGTATCCCTCATTTCGTTGGATGCGAAGAAGTTTTTACCCTTTGCATCCAAGTAGACCACACCCAAAATTTCCTCGCCTTTGCTGGACTTTACGGGCACCGCCATCGCTGAAAACCGATCACTTGTGATGTTCTTGACATCATGGTCTGTGTAGTGCCAATCGGAGACAAGTTCCTTCTTGTAGTCCTCGTAAGACTCGCTTTTCCGATCCATCACAAAGACGGCTCTTTGAAGAATTGCCTTTCCGGTGATGCCCGATCGGATCGGGAACTTTCTGCCAGCCCCACCCCCGCCTCCGCCGACGTAAGGAACGATTTGCTCTATGTGATCGGATTCACCAAGTGGAGGCAGGACGCGGTGAAAAGTGACGCGCAAGCAGTCATCTTTCTCCTCGCTCGTCAGCCCTGCCTGACCTGCGACGGCGGCATGCAGAACATGGAGCGCTGCGGCTAGTCCGTCATGGTTCCGCAACTCGTCGTCTTTCGCGTCCTGCCGCTTTGCGAGGGTCACCTTCAACATTGATGAGCCAAGCGTCCAGACACAGACAACACCCGCCACCCATGCGAGCCATGTCAAACCAGGCTCTGCTGCCGCCTTGTAAGCTGCCATACCGGAGGCAAGCACCCCAGGCCCATTGCTGACCATCTCAACTGGCCACTTCTTCTCCAGGAAACCCCGGGTCTTTATGCCATGTATAGGGTTCTGCTTTTTTTTCATTGAAGGGGAAAGCTGAATTGGGCCTGTGTAACCACATGGTACCAATCCACTTGATCGCCCGAGATCAGCGTTCCTACCAAGAATCCTCAGTTGCACATCCCCCTCTTCGCACGAACATCACTTTGGTCTGCTTCGGCAACGCGACCCGCTACTCCGCCTTCGGCCTCTCAGTCCACGGTGCCGGCCAGATCAAAGATATTTAACGCCGCCCCAATAAAATCATTGCATAGGAAATAAATCGCCTCTACAATAAAAACCATGCGCTACTCTTTCGATCCCGCCAAGCAAGCCGCCAACGTTGCCAAGCACGGCATCTTTTTCGCAGCTGCTGACGACTTCGAATGGGGCGTTGCTCAGATCGCTGTTGACAGCCGCCATACCTACGGCGAGACGCGTTTCTCGGCAACCGCCCCCATGGGCGAGCGTGTGCATGTGATGGTCTTCACCCTGCGCGAGACCTCTGTGCGAATCATCAGCCTTCGCAGGGCAAACAGCCGAGAGGTGCGACGCTATGCAAATCACATCTAAATCGGGGCGCAAGCTCTACGTCCCCACCCCGGAGGAGGATGCCGAGATCAATGCCGGCATCGCGGCAGATCCGGACTCCCCTGAGCTGGGTGATGAGTTTTTTGCCAAGGCTCGCCCAGCAAGCGAGGTACTTGGCGAAGACTTCGTTCAGGCCATGAAACGCGGCCGCGGTCGGCCTGCAGGCAGCACTGCCGAGAGCACGAAGCAGAAGGTCAATCTGCGCTTAGATCCTGACCTGCTTGAAGCGCTAAAAGCTTCGGGCCAGGGTTGGCAAACGCGGGTCAACACAATCCTGCGTCGGGAAGTGCTCGGCCGGTAGGTGGCAGCTACCTGAACAAACTCTTGATCCGCTTTGCCAGCGCCACCCGCTGCTCAGCCTTCGGCTTCTCGACCCACGGCGCCGGCCGGCTGTGCTCCCGCGCCTCCTGTAGCTCGCCCAGGTAGGCCGCGGATAGCGTCCGGATCATCCGGAACTCCCATCGGGTGAGTTCGACCCCTGCGCCTTTCTGCCAGGCCAGGATCTCGGAGGGCGGAAGCGGCGCTGAGCCCATCGGGCCGTGCATCACCGGCCCCGCGTCCATCAGCAAATCAACCAGCTTCGGCATCGGGTTGTCCGGGAGCGGGATCGGCTTCTTCTCCTTCACCAGCCGCGACATCCGGCTCTCGGGCGTTGCATCCGGCGAACACTTGAGCGCCGCGTGCAGCCACGCCAGCTGCCGGACGTACAGGCTCAGCTGGCGCTCGGTTGCGGCAAAAAATTGCTGCCCACCCGCAGCGCAGAGAAGATCAGGTCGCGGTGGTCCTTGTTACGGCGGATGGCGCCGTGGGCGACGTCCTCATCGAACGGCACCGGCTGGCCGTCTTTGGTGACGCCGAACCAGTCGACCACGACCGCGCAGGCGATGTTGATGTCGTCCTGCTCGACCAGGTCGTCCAATTGCCGGGCGCCGGAGTCGGTCTTGGTGTCGATGGCGGCCTCGCCCGCGGCGCGGCGCTTGATCGACTCGACCCGCTGGCGCTTCTCCTCGGCCTGGTAGGCGTCGCTGTTGCGGCCGACTATGACGTAGCCGGCGATGGCCTTGCCGTCCTTGTCGAACGCCAGGGGCACGCGGTGCGTGATGTCGTTGGGGTCGGCGGTGAATGCGCTGAGGTCGAGGCCTGGGACGGCCGGTGCTTCTGCTTGGGACATGGTGGGAAGGGGGTGTTTTCGCGGATGAGGAAAAAGCCCGTGCCCGACCGCCCGCCATCCGCGAAGACAGCGAAGCGGCCGGGTCGGTGCATGGGGTAGGCGCTAGGCCTGAATCAGGTCGCCAGCTTCTCGACGATGCCGACGCCGGTCTTGCTGGTGGTGATGGACAGTTGGATCGTGGCCGAGCGGATCGAGTCCACGTCGCCGACTGCCTTCTTGAAGGACATGACGCGAGCTTGGAAGTAGTCCACGTCACCGCCCTGGTAGGTCACGGAGAAGGAGTACGGCGCGTCGGAACCCAGGGCCGCTTTGGCCAGGACTTGGCCGGCGTCGGCCGGGCTGATCGCCAGCTGCAGCGTCTTGGTGCCTTCGTTGAAGCTGCCCTTGAACTTCTGCGTGGAGCGGTTGCCGACTGGCTTGTGAGTGACTTCGGCGTACTCGCGACCGTGCTCGCCGCCATCGGTGATCTCGCCGATGTCGGAATAGGTCAGGGCCGCGTAGCCGGCGGCGTCAAAGGTTGCCGGGACGCCGACACTGATGCCGATCTTGGTACCGGCGACGGTTTCTACTGCGGATGCAGCCATGGTGTTTGCCTTTCAGGAACGAAAAAGCCCGCCGGCGGGGAGCGTGGCGGGCGGGCTGTCGCCCTTTCGGGCGGGTAGGGGGAGGGTCAGCGGCCGGGGCCGGCGGGATCGGGGATCGGGTTGGCCTGGGCGATTTCCTTAGCCTGGGCCTTGGTGATCTTCTCGGCATAGCCGCCGTCTTCCAGGAACTTGACGCGCTCGGCGGCTTCGACCTCGAAGACCTGACCGCTCTGGAAGGAGCCATCCGGGCCCCAGAAGGTTTGCAGTGCGTGCATGGACGTGGACATGGGTTTCCCTTTCAAAGGATAGTTTGGTAGCGGATGGAGACCGGCACCGCGTACCAGCCCGGCTCGGGCATGGGCGGGGCGACGGATGGCGTGCGGACGATGCGCACCTTGATGCCCCCCTCGGTCAGCACCAGGCCAGCCGGGAAGTGGTTTCGGAGGAGCTGGGCGCGGGCCTCAGCGTCCCCTGCCCCGGCGCGCTCGGGGCAGAACAGCGTCACCTGGAAGATGCCGCGCTCGATCTTGCGGACCTGGGACAGGGTCGGGTTGTCGGTTGCCGCGGGCATGAGGTTGGCGCGCTGGTAGCCGGTGGGGTTGGCGGCCGGGTCGAACTCCACGTTATCCCAGGCGGTGGGCATGGATGGCGACAGGGCGGCCAAGCGTTTTTCCAAGGCTCGGCGGATCAGAGGGAGGCTCATGAGGCGAGCGCCTTTCGCAGGAACTGCTGGTACTCCAGCGCGGTGATGCGGACGAAGCCTTGAGGCGCCTGCTTGGACCAGCCGTATTCAAGCCTGCGCGCGTAGGGCAGGCTGTTCGTGATGTACGCCACGCCACCGGCGGTCATGCTGCCGACCTGCTGGGAGATTCGCGCCAGGGCGAGGCTCCCGTCCTTGTCGAGCATCTCGGGTGTCGAGGTGTTCGGCGCACCCTGCCCATACACGAATGCCCCGCGGAAGCGCCCAGTGTCCACTGGTGCGCGCAGGATCATGGCGCCAGCAATGTCGAGCGTCACCTTCCGCACCACCACATCGGCTTTGATCTTTGTCTTGGCCGCGAACTTGGCGAGCTGATCGGAGAACCCTGCCATGTCAGCTCCTCAGCTGGAGGATCCAAGTTGCCGCGGCTGGATCGGCATCGACCGAGACCACCGTCTGTGTCCCGATGCGGTCGCCTACCTTGGGGGTGCCCGTCGTCTCCAATTGCAGCGCAACCAGCTCGGTGTCGCTGGCAAGGATGTTCGTGCCATCGATGTCCTTCAGCTCGTAGGAGCCGAAGACCCCGCGGCCGGCGTAGTTGACCGAGATGCCGGCGGCAGTCCCTGTGTTCGGGTCGTAGGTGCCAGTGGCCGTTCGCATACCAGTGAAGGCGCGAACAGCATCCGCCAGCCCGTTGGGATCGTCAAATGCTGCGGCGAGGCCCGCCGTGATGTCTGCACGCAATCCCATCAGCTGCGCTCCAGAAAGATGGCAGAACTTCGGCGCGTCCATGGGGCGATGAGAGCCAGGGCATAAGTCTCGCCGGCCGTCCGCGCCACCGAGCCGGCTGCGTAGGTGGCCTTCGCGTATGTGCCCGTCTTCGCACTGACGTCCGTGCTGGTCACCTCGCGCCCGGTGGCCGTGTAGAGCTTGCCAGCCGCAGCCTCCTTGGCGATCTCTGCACCGGCTTCGATGACCTCCGCGGGGATCGTTGTGGGAAGGACGACCTTGATGCGCTCGCGGAGCCAAGCGTTAGCCATCCGGACGGCGCGGGCTGCGTCGCCCTGCCCTTGCCAGCCAGCGCCAAGCAGTGCGTCCACGTCGGCGACGGTGATGTAGCCGACCGAGGTAGCGACCTCGACGACTGAAGCGGCCAGGGTGGAGAACAGGGCTGCAGCAGGCTCGACCACCTCGGCCGCCGTCTGCTCCTCGCACACCGACCCGTCCGCATTGAATGCGGTGACAACGAATTCATCAGCCATCAGCGCTCCTCGATCTTGATGTAGACCGTGCGATCGTCCCGGCGCAGCGGGGAGCTGCTGGTGGTGATGCGGCTGGTCACCTTGTAGGTCGCGCCGACCGTCCCGCCATTGAGGAACGCCGTCACCACACCACCGGTGAACGAGCTACTGCTGGAGACCAACGGCGTCGCATCTCCCGCAGGCGCGCCGATCAGAATGGTCTGCGTGACGATGCTGTCGCCGGTCTCGGCCAGGTACTCCGTCCAGTCGATGCTGATGTCGATCTGCGCGTCCGGATCCTTGAGACCGGTCGGCTTCGCGGTGTCCGTTCCCCAGTAAGGGCTGGTTGCCATGTGCTACCTCGATACCAAATAGTTGCGCGGCTCGGCTGAGACGACGTAAAGCCGCGGTTCAGCGATGACCGCATAGGTGCGCCAAGGCGAGCGTTGGAATGCTTCGGGTCCGCTGGCGGCCCCTGGCTGCCATCCGACCGACATCGCCCAGGCCTTGCCCGCCGCAGTGCTTCCCGCGCGAGATAACCCAGGCACCAGGCCAATGCCCAGAGGCCAGGACGTGCCAGGCGCAACGGCCGAGCCAGTCGCCGAAGCGACTCCCGGCAGCCAGCCCAGCCCCATCGGCCAGGTCGCGCCCGGCGCGGTGCCAGCGCCAGAGCCCGACGCCGCCCCGGGCGACCAGTAGATGCCGACAGGCCACTGCGCGCCGGCAGCGAGGCTGCTCGCCGAGCCCTGCCCCGCCACCAGCGCTAGGCCGAGCGGCCAGGACGCGCCGGGAGCGGTCGCGCTGCCCGAGCCGGAAGCCGAGCCCGGCACCCAGGACAGGGACATCGGCCATGCCGCACCGGCTGCCGCGCTGTCCGCGCGCGCCGCGCCGGGCACCAGTGAAACGCCCATCGGCAGCGTCGCACCCGTCGCGGTGGACGCTGCCTGCCCTGCACCGGGCACCAGCCCCAGCGAGGCCGGCAGCGTGGCACCGGCGGCGGTGCTGCCTGCAGACGGCGCACCAGGCGCGAAGCCGAAACCCATCGCCCAGACGGCGCCCGGTGCCGTGGCGTCCTGCCCCGCGCCCGCCAGCCGGAACACCGGGCGGCGCATCGCGCGCAGCGGCTGGTAGGCGGTGAAGTTGCGCGCCTCCTCGAAAGTGAAGCCCCGCTCCCACACGCCCACCGCGTACATGTCGCCGGCGAAATGCCGGTTCCCGTAGGAAGACTCCCCTGAGCCGGCCTTGACGTAGTCGGCGCCGATGGTGAGGCGGTTGTACGCCGAGACCCCGACCGCGCCGCTGCATGCGATCGAGCCGATCAGCGCGCCATTGACCCAGAGCGAGAACACCGCGCCGTCGTAGGTCATCAGGCACAGGTAGTCCGTGCCGGCGACAGAATCCGTCGGCGCCAGGATGTTGCGATCGCTGCCGCCGATGTTGGCGTAAGCGAGGATCTTGCGCGACTGGCCCGAGCCTCCGTCGTTGCCCCAGCGCAGCACCGGCCCGTTGGAGCCCTGGTCGGCGAAGGCGCTGATCATCCCGGTGATCTGGATGAACGACGAGGTGAACGAGCTGGGCCGCCCGTAGAACATCAGCGTGAACGGCCCGCTCAGCTTCGGCCGGGCGGCGCCGTTGACGTCGATGCCCGTGTACTGGTTGTTGCTGCGGTCGTTGACGATCAGCAGCGACTGGCCTTTCTCTGTCCCGCGCCGGTCGTAGGTGCCGCTGCCCTTCACATAGGACAGTGGCGTCTTGCGCGCCAGATCCTGCCGCGGCTGGGCGGCCGGCAGGAAGTAGAGCGCCAGTCCCCGGTTGATCGGGTCGGCCCAGTCAATCCGCGCGGCGCCCAGCGCCGGCTGGCGCTTCGGTGTGGGCGCCATGGCTTACAGCGCCGTGACGCGCGAGACGATGATCGTGATCGTCACGGCTTGGCCGGTGTTTCCCCACCCGTCCCCGCGCACGTAGCGCACCGGCAGGTCGATCGGCACCACATAGCCCGACGGCGGCCCGGCACTGACCAGGTCGCCGAACACGGTCGTGACCTCGAACCAGTCGTTCCCGTCGTAGGAGCCGTAGAGCGTCGCCGCGGCTGCCGCCGTGGGACCGGTGGCTCCATTGGTGAAGCGCACGAAGTAATCGCCGCCGTAGTGCAGGCCCAGGTCCACGACCTGCCCCACGCCGGCGGCCACAGGCGCGGCCTTGGTGCCGCCCGCTGGGACCGAGACGGAGGCCAGGACAGTGCCGGTTGCGAGGGTGGTAGGCATCAGGGGATCCACTTTCCGTCGTCGGACCAGCAGGCCCGGCGGACATCGAATTCATAGACAGGCGCGGCCTGCTCGGCCAGCGCCTTGAGCGCGAGCGCCTCTTCGGGCTTCAAAAGGGGTCCGCCCAGCAAAGTCACCACCTTGGTCGACATCTCGTCGATCATGGCCCGCGTGGTGGCGGAGCCAACGTCGAAGGTGGCGGCGTCGAGCATCTTCACGGCGACAAGGCACCGCGCGTCCGAGCCGCCCATCTTGGAAAGGTTGGACAGCACGACCGCACCGCGATCGGCGCCCAGCGTCTCCAGCACCGTCCCGTTCCCGATGGGCCGCGAGACGATGGCAGTGCGGCCGGCCGACACTTTGGCCGCGATCGCCACCGTGTCCCGTTGGGCCAGTAGCGCCGCGGCCTTCGTGCGGATCTCATCGATGAGTGCCATGGTCGATCTCCGGAAGGGCATCCCCCCAGCGCACGCGGCCCCGGAAGACCGGTGGCGGCACGCGCCGGCGGCGGGGGCTGGTGGGAATGAAGCTCACGAAGCGCAACCCGTAGGGCCGCGCTTCGCAGTAGAGGAAGTGCGGGAAGGCGCCCTACCGACTGCGCCGCATCGCGATGTAGCCCGGGCGGTCAATGCGGCGCCACCACAGCCGCACCGCGAAGACGAGGCAGTTGGACCAGCGCATGGCGCATCAGGTGTTGTTGGTCAGCGGGACGCTGCTGGCCTGCACGCTCAGGGTGCCATTCGTCGCCGCGAAGTCCGCGCCGAAATCGTTGACCGCGACCAACTCGTCGGCCGAGGCGGCACCGCCTCTGCGCTTGAAGTAGACCGCCTTGCGAGCGGTGATGGTCGAGTTCGGCCAGTCCACCTGGGGAAAGGTGATGGTCTGCTTGTGCGTGGCCGTATCCAGCGTGATGGTCGGCACCACGGTCTTGCCGCCAGCGGTGTAGCCGGCGCCGGAGACCTCGTTGGTGACGTCGCTGCGCTTGGTGTGCGTCGCCTGGTTCTCGGTGTAGGCCGAGGTGGTCAGGATCACCCCGTAGGTATCGGCCGGGATGTTGATGGCGCCCTTGGTGAGGTCGGCCATGAACGAGTCATAGAGCTTGGATGCCATGGATCAACCCTCCTTCAGAGCTTCTTCGAGTGCGGCGACCTTGTCGGCTCGCTCTTGAGCTCGGCGCGCGATCTCTCCTACCAGCGCCTGGCGCTTCTCGTTGATTGCGTCGACCTCGCGGCCAAGCTCCTGATTGCGCTCGACCAGTTCGTCATGCGGGACCTGCGACAGGTCTTCAGCTTTCGTTGCGGGCATGGGTATGTCCTTCGGGGTTGATGCGATTCCTCGCTTGCCAGAAGGGCCCACAGGTGAGCCTTTCCAGGAAGCGCCGGAAATGAAAAGGGGCGACACGAATGCCGCCCCTTCTGCTTTGGAGAACGCCGGGTTACTTGGCCTTGGCCGAGTCGTCGCGCGTCTTGGCCTCTGCCTCGCGATTCACTCGGGAGATGGTTTCGAAGTCCACTGCCTCGCCCGGGCGCAGGCCGTCAGCGTTGAAGGCCGGGGGATTGCTGCCACCCTCGTCTTCAGAAACGCCCTTGTTGACATCCGCCGGGGCGCCGGCCTTGGCCGGATCGACCACCAGGATGTGGCCGTCGTCGTCGGTGTGGTCCTTGGAGACAACGCCGAGCGCAGGGCCGACGCCCTCGGTCGAGACACGAACGCCGTTGGGCGCCACGAGATCGGCCGGGACGGCTACAGCACCGACCAGGGTGTAGCCCTCAGCAGGCTTGGCCTCGCCGGTGCCGGCAGCCGATCGGTCTTCGAAGGTCGAAGCGTCGTCGGCCGGCTTGGCGGTGTCTTGGGTCTTGGCGGTGGTGGGGGTACGTGCTGCCATGGAGGACTCCTTAGCCGTTGGTGACGATGAATGCCAGCGGGACGTTGCGGCGGGGAACGACGCGAGCCCAGTTGGCTGCCAGCCGGAGGTCGGCCAGGGTGGCGAAGGCTTCACCGCCGGTCAGGGTGGTGTTGGTGAAGCGGTAGCCGAACGGATGCAGCACCCAGTTCCAGCGCTCGCCGATGGTCTCGACGCCGCCGCCGTTGCCGGCCAGCTCCATGCGCTCGACGTACGACGATGCAGCGGGAGCAGCCTCGCCGTAGCCGAAGGCGCCGGAGCCGAAAAGCACCGAGGTGAACTTGAAGCCGTTGGTGGCGCCAGCGACCACCGGCATGCCGTCGTCCACGATCAGGCGCTTGCCCTTGTAGACCGGGATGTCGAGCGAGCCTTCGCCGGGGCGAATGAACGAGATTTCGTTGCCCTTGAGCAGGTTGCCGTAGACCACCGAGTGCACCGCCAAGGCGCCGACTGCGGTCAGGTTGTCGCCCAGGGTCATCGCGCCATCGATCAGCACATTCACGCCCAGCTTGTTGTCCGCCGTGGCGGTGTTGCCCGCCTCGATCGACTTGTCGACCACCATGTCGCCGCTGTTCTGCGCGCGGTTGGCGGCGATGAGGCCCTGTACGGTGGCGATCAGCCGGCGCTGGAATTGCGCCTGCTTGTAGGCGCCGAAACGATCGCGGATGCGGGTCATCGGGTTCCCGTAGCCGAGCTCAGCCGCCAGGTCGGCCGCCTGGAAGGCCTTGTTCAGGTAGGCGACGCGAGCGGCCTGGTAGTCGGTCGTGACCTTGTCGGGCACGGCGAAGACCGACGGATCGGAGCTCGAGTAGTTCGGCTCGATCGTGCGGTCGATGTCGCGCCAGAAGGAGAGCTCGGCGTTGTAGCCCGGGCCAGCCGCTTTGGCGGTCAGTTCGGGGGTGGTGACGGCGATGCCGGACTCGACGAACGCGGTCTTGTCGACCGAGTTGACCGTCTGGATGTCGTTGTAGACGTCGCGGATATAGACGTCGGTGAGGCGGGTAGTTGCCATGGTGCGTTAGCCCTGCTGCTTGAGTTGCTGGTAGCGCTCCGGACTCTCTTTGTAGAGAGACGTCCGTTCGCTTTCGTTGAGGTCGGAGAACTTCTTGTGCTGCGCACCACCAGGCACGCCCGAGCCCGAGCCCATGCCCGTCGCGCCTGTCCCTTTCAGGATGGCGTCGCGGTTGGGATGGCTGTTGACCAGGGTCTCCAGGGCTTCGTCGAAGTCCGCCACTTCACCCGGACGGGTGCGGCTGAAAATCTTGTTGCCCTGGTTGTCGTACGCGACGACCTTGCCGTCTTCCATCTTGAAGTTGCTGCCGAACCGGGCCTGGACGAAGTCCGGCGGAATGGCAGCCTTCTCGGCGATGAACTTGCTGCGGCTGAAGCTGCCCCCGATACGCTCGCCGTACAGCTCGCGCTCGAGTTCTTCCGCCCGCTTGACGGTGGGTGCGTACTTCTCCTCGACAGCGCGGATGGCTTCAGCCTTGACCTTGTCGACCTCGCCGGCATCGACTAGCTTCTTCTGGTCGAAGTTGGCGACGGTTTCCATTGCCTTGCGGGCAGCCGCGGCGTCCTCGATCCCCTCGAACTGCTTGAGATTGGCTTCCGCCGTCTCCGCACGCTTGCGGGTCTTGGTGTTCTCGCCGGTCAGTTCGCCGATCTTGGCGAAAGCTTTGGCCGCGTCGAAGGCGATCTCACGACCGTCGTCGTGCACATAGACGGGCTGGCCGTCCTGGAGAACTGCGTGGCCGTCAGCGTCGAGCTTGAGTTTCATGGTGGTGCTTGGCCCTTACTGGGCGCGAAAAGGTTGTGGGCTTCCTGCCCGACTTCCCCGACTTCGGCTTACTGCTTTCAGGCGGGCGTAAAAAAGCCGCCAAGGCTTAAACCAGGGCGGCTAAGAGTGAGAATTTAAAAACTAACGTCTTGACGAATTGTTATTTCTTTGCCAACTCTCTTTCAAGCTTTTCAGCGAGAGTCTCTGAATTGCTGTGTATTTTGAGGATGTCGAATGCTTTCTCTAGCTGCTCCCGGAGTAGTGGTAGAGGCTTTCCATCGCGTATCTCGCTGATCAACTTGCGCCATTCGTTGTCTTGGCCATGAAGACCTTCGATCAATACTTCGATAACTTGGATGACCTCAGCCCTTGACGGCAATCCATTGACGTCTTCAGCATTTAACTCTTTCTCCAATACAAGAAAAGCGGCTTTTTTATCCATGTCTTTCCATTCGATATAAGGACGAAAACGCCTTATAGCAGACAGACCTAGATTAAGCTGGCTTGATCACGGGTGGCAGAAGAGAGATTTTGAGTCCCTCCATGCGGTAGCAAATGGCGCACACGTACTGGTCGGTCAGCGTGCCGGGCTTGACTCGCCCGTTCTTGATGACAGTGCCAGTGCGGAAGGACAGCGTCGTGCGACCACCGCAGCGGTTGCACTGGAGCATCCCATCTGGCCTTGGCATCGCCTTGACTCGCTCTCGCACCTTCTCAATGCCTGAAGGCTCGCTTTTTGGGACCAACCTAAGCGTCATAAGACATCAGATGATTTGTTTGAGTCTTCTCCATTCCCATGGGATGAATCACGAGACACAAGTCCTTCGACCTTGGAAGCAAGGCCTTTCAATGTAGAAAAATTTAGGGAGCCACCTTCGAATCCATCACGCGCCCACGAGTAAAACCTGACAGCTCCTGCAGTAGCCGCCACCGTCGCTGCAACCCCAGCTACAACAGGCGCTGCTGTGACAATCAATGGCGGGGCTGATAGCCCGAGAAAGACTCCCACTGCCCCGATGCCAGTAGGCGCTGCGGCTGCAGCAGCAACACCAACGACAGTCGATGTAGCACCTGCAAGGCCTGCAAAGGCAGCCGTTGATTTCGCAAGCTTTTGATCTGAACGCTCTGGCATCTTCTCCTCCATCTTTTGATGAAAGGATTGTGCAACAGAGGTTCAGATTCCGAGTCTCCCAAAAACGCTCGCGTCTCGATTCCTGAGTTCATCGAGCGTGAGGGGCTTACCCTTAGCGCTGTACATGTCCTCCAGGGACAGCCCGCCGTCGCGCAGCAGCTTCCCGCGGGTCGCGCCTAGGACGTCGTCCTGCCGTGCCGCACTCTGCTTCTTGAGCCAGTCGCCGTAGCTCAGGTCTGCCGGCACCGCACCGTCCATCGACGCTCGCTCGCTCGGCGTGAACTCAGGCAGGTCTTCGATCCCAGACAGCTCCGCCCACGACTTCGTGACCATGACCTGAGCCGACCGGCAGCGCCAATGCGCCCTCCCCGGCCCGGCCAGCCATGGCAGCTTGTGCCCGATCGGCTTGTGGGTGACGGGCTCGTAGCGTAGGCCATCGCGGATCCGGCAGATGCTCGAGGTGCGAACGTCCAACGTAGCGCACCAACGAACAGCCTTGATCAGGTCAGTGTTGGCCTCGGCCACCCGGTCCTGGACAAACCCCGCCATGTGGCTGACTGCCGTCCGGACGACCGCCTCGGCGTCGCGCCGTGTGATCTCAAGGATACCGTCGCTGTAGCCCTTGGCCTTCGTGCCTCGGATCTCGCGGACGATCTGGTCGGTGGTCTTGCCCTCGATGAAGCCCTGAGCGACCGCTTGGCGGATCTTCTTCGCCTTGCCGGCCTCCTGGTCGGAGATCCAGCCCTTGAGCAAGCCGCCCTGAAAGGGTCGCGCGAGCGCTGCCGCGTAGACCTGCTCGCCGGACACCGCAGCCACGCGCACCGCCTGGGGCAGCACCGATTTCAGCGTCTCGGTCTGGTAGGAGGCTTCGTAGATCGCGAAGTTGCGCAGCTCGTCGGTCAGCTCCCGGTCGACCTGCTCGTAGGCAGCGCGGTTTGTCGCGCGCACGCTGTACAACAGCGACTCCAGCCGCTCAACCGAGAAGCTCGAGGGCTCAATCTGCCCCAACGCCGCGATCAGCTCCAGCGCCAGTCGCTCGTCCGACCGATTCAGGACGCCAATAATCTTCTGGACGAAGCTAGTCGAGTACCGCGAGAGGTCGACGAGATGCGCAATCGCTGCGTCCTGCAGCCGGTCATTCGCCGCCGCCACCATTCAGCCCCAAGGTTCCCAACGCCGGCCCCTCCTCGCCGACCGCCTCCAGCTCCTTATCCGGATTCAGGTCGGGCGAAAGCATCCCGCGCCGCTGCTGCTCGCGAATGGCCGTCTGCTTCGTGATCAATCCGCTTTGTTGCATCGACAGCACCAGTTGCGCAGAAGCGTCGGTGAGCGTCGCAGCTGAGAAGTCCTTGAACAGCGCCACATGACCGCCTTGCCCGCCCAAGCGCACCCAGTCGGACATCATCTGCAGCACCTGGTCGACGGAGTCCTCGAACCCTTCGACGATGCGCTGAAGGTCGCTTTTGTTCGCTTCGGCATCGTTGTTCGCCTCGGTCGCGGTGCGCTGGCCCTCGCGCTGGATCAGCAGTTCGGCGCCCGTCTGGATCATCTGTGCTTCGAGCGCTTCCAGCTCGGACCGACCAACATTCACGCTCTCCGCCGAGCCTTGGACGATCTGGGCGCTTGCGCCGGGTGGCAGTCGAAGTGCAGTTGCCGATCCCAGGGTGACGGTGTCGTCATCAATCCCCGACAGCACCAGTAGCCGCTTGCGAGCGAACCGGGCGCTGTCGTCCTGGTCGCTCTGCTGCTGCCAGTGCTTGACGTTCAAGCTCGCCAAATCCAGCAACGGAGATTTCCCGGTCATGAAGCCGGTGCGCTCGCCGTAGAACGGGACGAAGGGCACATAGTTCAGGCTCGTCGTCCCGCCCTCGGCGAGGGTGTAGCTGCCGTCCTCAGCCTTCTCGTAGACCTCCCAACGGCCCGGGTACAGCACGCGCACCCGTGGCACGATCGCGGACCCGAATGGCCCGTCCGGCCGGCGTTGCGGGTCCAGGTAGCGCAACTGGGTGAGCCGGACATTGCCGCCGACCTTCTCAAAGTCCCAGCCCAGGATCCGGTCGTGCCGGATGTGGGTCAGGTACGGCCGATAGCCTTGCGCCCGATCCGTGGCGAGCGTGTTCGGCTCGCCGAGCGCACGGGTCGGATGGTCCACGACCACGCCGCTCAGTCCGTACGCGAGTGCTTCGTGCATGAGGCGCGAGGAGAACACATGCAGGCTCGCGCCTTCCAGGTCGCAGTTGTCGCACCACGCCTTGATGTCCTGGGGCACGTCTTCGCCGTAGGTCAGCTGCTTGGCAAACGGCTTGCCCGCCATGACGCTGATCGTGCGACGGAAGGCCGGGAACAGGGTGGCCACCTTCAGCCGGTATTCCCAGTCCAACGGGTCTTCGCGCTTTTCCTTTGGGAGGTAGAGCTCGCCCACCGCCCGCATGGCCGACGTCCCGCCCAGCAGTGCGTCGGCGATGGGCCAGTGCCTGGCCATCTCCAGCACTTCCGGCGATTGTTGGTCTACTGCGAGAGGCATGAGGAAAGCCGCTCCTGTTGCCAGGGCGGCGATGTTGTGAGCGCGGGGCGCTACATGCGGAATGGGATCGTCCCGGCCTCTCGCTTGTTCGCGAGCAATCGGTACCGGGCTTCGTCAGCGACGTGATCCTCTGCATCGGTGTCGATGTCGTCGGCGTCCCTGTCGTCGCGAGGCAGGACAGGCACGGTGCGAATGAACTGCCGGCAGGTGTCGAAGACGAATAGGCCGGGCTCTTCCATGCGTTCAGTCTTCGCAGCAAGCAATCGCCCGCGCATCAGTTGCCAGCCACGCTTGCGCGATCCGGGCGACTTGTCCGCCTTCTCCCATCGCACCTTGTGGCGCTCCTGGATCTTGGCTGGGCTGTCGCCGTTGGTCTCGTCGAAGATGCTGCTGTCGGCCGGACCCGGCTTGATGCGCGCCTGGATGCCCATGTCGGTCTGCTGCTTGACGATGCCGTCAGCAATGCCGGCGTCGCTCATCTTCAGGCCTTCGTTCGGCCGACCGTTCCAGCCGTACCACTCGCCGATGCGGAAGAGCGTGCCGCGCGGGAATGAACGCTTCGTCCCGTCCGCCAGCACCGCATCCGTCCCGTCCGACTCAGCCCAAAAGCCCACCGAGAACGGCTTGCTGCTGCCCCAGTCGAAGGAGCGATCGATGCGCCAACTCGCCGGGATGGCGAAGGGCTTGAGGACGTGCCGGCTCTGGTCCCACACGTCGTCAAACATGCCGCCTGCAACGATGTTCCAGTCGCCGTCCCGCATCGCACGGATCAGGGCCGGGTTGCCCAGGCCTTCTAGCCGGTCGCCGTAGTCCGGGTCGTTCTCCAGCAGCGTCGGGTTGTCGGCCAGCTTGGCGGGGATGTACTGCCGCAGCATGCCGCCCTCGGCCTTGGGCTGCGGGACGATCTGCATTGGAGCAGCTTCGTCGATGAAGGTCGCCTTGACCCAGTTGTGCCCTACTCCGCCCGGATTCGAGCCGGCAACGATGCGAGGAAAGCGGCCGGTGTACTTCTGCGCCAACTTCAAGCCACCCAGACGGCACCGGCCGCGCAGGTAGCGATAGATCTTGTCCGTGAAGTGGGTCAGCTCGTCGAGCATCAGAACGTGGATTTCCGCGCCCTGGTACTTGCTCACGTCCTTCTCATACTGGCAGTGGCAGAGATGGATCTTCGCGCCGTTCCAGAACTCGATGAAGTTCTTTGACCAGTTGATCTTCACGTAGCCAGCTTCGATCCATTCCGCCATCAGCGCGGGGAAGCCAGTCGGGCCTTCCATGTGGTTCTTGTGCAAGTCGTCCGACAGGCGCCGGAAGATATAGACCTGAAGGCCGGGAATGTCGGTGCACCAGGCGATGGCTGCGACGCGCATCAGGTGGGATTTGCTCTCGCTGCCCCTCCAGGATTACTCCCAGAGGGGCCAAGCACCTCCCCCAGCTGCGCCACCGTACAAAATTTCGGTGGCTTTGCTGAGGATCGCTTCAGTTTGTTGGGGGTGAAGACTGAGTTCCAAGTCGCTTACTCCATCGTGGATGCGGCATCCCTACCGTGAACACGCCACGCGAGCCCGTGTTTTCGGCAAATGACGCGATCCCAAGGGCGCGCCGTCTGCGAGCTATCACTGATTTGTTGACGCCAATCTCATCGGCGATCTTGTAGTCGGGCTCTTTGCCAAACCTAGCCACGACTTCGGGCGAAAAGCTGAGCTTGTTATGCCCGCCCATTGGCGGTGGCGGCTTGTTCTCCGCCCGATCAAACGAGGCCTCGATGCCCAGCTGATCCCGCCTGTAGCTGACAGTCTTGCGAGTGACGCCCATGAGCTTCGCGAGCTTCGTGTCTGTCACCTTCCCAAGCATCGCGTCAAGCTCAGGCGTCCAGACGACGAAGTGCCCACCCATGCCGCCGTCTCCGCCGCATTTGACGTTCAACAGGTCGACGAATAAATGCCGGTAGTGAGCTACCCATCGCTTTTCCGCGGCCTGGAAGGTGGAAACGCACGCCTCGTCAATCAGCGTGATCACTGGCTTCAGCCCCTTTTCATTCAGGGCGGCAATCCATTGCTCTTTCGCTTTGTCCTTCAACTTACCGCGGCGAGCGGTGTTGATGTGCTCGCGCAAGCGACGCGCTAGCGGGTTGACCGTTCGACCGACATAGCGAACATGACCCGTGATCGGGTCAGACAAGGTGTAAATCCGGATGGTCTTTTCCATCCCTCATTTTATCAATAACGCTGGTTCTTCTCCAGCAGCGCCGCCGTATTATTACGGCGTTTTCGCTCCATGGAGTACCAGCTTCAGTTCGGGCGTTTTGATCTCGCCGCTGTGCTCGACCTTGTCTTTCAGCATGCCGAGGTGACGCATGGCAAGCGTTAGCGCTGCGCCCTTGTCAAAGACCTTTGCCTTCTTGGTCGCCATAGGCGCGGAGCCCTCATCGCCACCCATCTCGATCACGTCTATGCCAGCCAGCACGGCGGCCGCGTCATCATCCAGCTCGTTCGGCTTCTTCATGGTGCCGTCTTCACGGTACAGCCGGCGGATGTCGAAGAATGCGATGCGGGCCAGCTCCTGGAGCACTCGGTCCTGGGTGATGTGCGTACGCTGCTCGCGGGCTTTCATCGCTGCAGCGACCGCATCCGCAATCTCAGGCTTTCTCAGGTTCTCGTATCCGATGGCATCGGCACGCTTGGCCGAATAGCCTGCGCGAATTGCTGCTTGGGTTGCGTTCAGGTCGACCAAGTACTCCTGCACAAATCGGCCTTGTTTTGCAGTGAGTGACATACTTCATTCATGGGTGATCACTACATACCGCGTTACTACTTGAACGGCTTTTGCAATGATGGTGAACTCTGGGCGTACGACAGGCTGCATCGCAAGAAATACCGCAGCAAGCCAAAATCGATAGCCAACGAGAATGGCTTTTACACCCCTGAGGTCGAACTACGACTGAACAGGGAAATTGAATACCCTGCCATGGGCGCTATCGACAAAGTTCGTGAGCTTCGGCCTATCGACTTAGAGGACAGGCGTGTACTAACCAGGTATATAGAGGTTATGTGGCGACGCGTTCCAACCGGGCGGGATCGTCTGGCGTCGCATCTTCCCGCAGTGGCCGAATCCGTCGGCTCGGAGATGATTGAAGCCATGAGGTGGCACGCATCTCAAAATCCCGAGGATGCCGACAGAGCGCTATCCAAGATCGATCAGATCAACGACATCATCAAGCGTTACGCTGAATCACCCCCTCTCGACTTGTGGGCAAACTTGGTACTTTCTGAAGGCACCGGAATGATCGGCACTGGCATTGACTCGATGAACTGGAGATTTTTGGTTTCAGAGAACCACCAGTTCGTCACTTCCGATAACCCAGTATTTTTCTTCGACCATGAAGGCATTGGCAATGCCAAGTCGGAGTTGATGATTCCCTTCTCTCCAAACGTCGCGTTATGGGCAAATCGCAAGCCAGAGATACAAACCACATACATCAAAGCGCCACCGATATGGGTCAAGGAGGCGAATCGACGGATAGCAAGTTCAGCCAAGCGACTGCTGGTAGCAGGCCGAGACGAGCCATGGATCCTTCCGTTTTTCTTGAAAGAGCAGTATTCACTGAACCGACTTGTGCTCAACTAAGAAAGTAGATCTCCATTAGGTCTTATCGCCAACCGGCGACTGGAGAGCAGCCCTTCGCACCGCACTTGATAACGATGGCGCAGTCGTTGGAGACCCGCTGCTTTGCCCGGCAGCGGCCTGATCAGGCTTCAGGGTGACGCGAGTTGGGTAACTGAGCTAGCTTGTCGGCCAGCCTTACAAAACGAATGGTCAGCATTGATGGCGCTTGTTCAAGTTGGCACTGTCAATGTCATTTGTGAACGGGGACTGAATTTTGCTCCACACAGCTTCCACTCTTGGAGCTTCTGATGAAACTTGCTCAATTGTTCGCCGTGGCAGCTTTTGCCGGTCTTACGACCATCACGTCCCATGCCGCACCAATATTTTTGGATTTCGAGGGCATAGGCAATGGCGCCCAGATTGGAGAGTTCTACAACGGCGGCACGGACAGCTATGGCAACCGTGGCTTCAACTACGGAATCAGCTTCATCGGCGGGGCTTTCGCTCAACGTAACAGCGAAGGTATGTACCTCCGGGGCGAGACCTTCACCATTCGATTTGACTCCCCCATCGCATTGACCGGCAACGGCACCAACTCAGCGTTCTCTTACCTTTACAGCGCTGCTAACGACACCCTAGTGCCCGTCATCCATACCCTCCCACCCATACAAGATGACTTCTTCTTGCGAGCGACTGGCACGGATCGTTTCGTTGGGATCATCCAAAGCGCTTCACAGCCACTCACAGCAGCGACTTTCCAGAACGTCTCTTTGGACAACATCACCTTCCCTGGCACTGTTGCTCCAGCTGACCGAATTCGATCAACTGACATTCCTGAGCCTAGTACGTTGGCGCTAATTGGCGCTGGAGTCTTCGGCCTCATCGCAGCTCGACGTAAGCTCAAGTCTTGATGTGAGGGTGCCGCCGCCTGGGCGCGGTGTCAGGGTGGCGATGGTTGCGTGATGACACGTCCCGGCGGCGGCGAAACGGACCGGTGAAGAGTCAGATCTCAAATCCAACCCTCAGCGAACATAAAAAAAGCCACCCGAAGGTGGCACCATCTCCGCAACGAGAGGAAATCAGTTCAGGAGCGTAGGCTGAGCCAGGGATTGCAGCTGTGCCAGTTGCGCTTCCAGCATCGGCTTTTCTTGCCGGCGCTGATTCAGGCCTCGCCCGTGGAAGCTGCCGCGACGAGCGCTGTCCTTGCACTCCAGCTCTTTCTCCATGCAGCGGTAGCGAAGGCCATCACGCTGGTTCCGGAGGTATGCAGCCATGGCATTGAACGCCTCGATGTAGGCGATCTGGTGCTCGACAGCTTTCTTGCCGGTCAGCTTGGCCACCAGGAAAGCGTAGCCGTCCTTGGTCATGGTGAACATGGAGTACGTCTGACCGTTCTGCGCGTCGACGTAGGGGGTCTCCTTGAAATTGAGGACACCCCACTCGCCCGCGTCGGCCAAACGCTGGCGAACGATGCGCAGCACGTTGTCGTGGCGCTTGCCGTGAACAGCAGCGACTTTGAGGGTGTCGGTTGTCAGCTCGCCGCCGTCTACCGAGATGAAGTCTTGGAAGTTCAGGACCTGAACACTGGTCATGATGGTCTTTCTGGTTGCGGAAACAAGAAAGCCCGCTCAATGGCGGGCTCTACGGATTGCCGATCTACGCCGGCGTAATGAAAAAGCCCGCCGGGCATTGCTGCGGGCGGGCTGGAATGGGTTGATGTGGCCGGCGATGTTGCTCCGGCATGCTCAGGCTTCACTGCTGTCGCCCAATCCTCTTATCAGGAGCACTTGTCACCATCATCGAAGCGGGCCGGGCTTGATTCCGGCTAGACCGACCGCCATTCCGCTATCCGTCATTGCTGCGCGCGCAGCTCCGGGTCAATGCGGACCGAACTCCCAAAGGTCGCCGAGTTCGCCAGCCACACGTCCTTCCGTGCTGCCGCTTCGATGATGGCACTGGGCCCTACCCCCAGTAGGTTGTCGGGCCTCAAACCCGCATGCGCCGGGATCCCCCAACGTTTGCATGCCCGATGCCGAGGCAGAGCGGGAACAACAAAGCCCGCGCTGGGCGGGCTCTACAGGCGTGCGCATTCATCGAAGTCTCCTGATGTCGCTACAGGCCATCCCGGCCAGGCTGTTGCATCAAGCATCCGATGGGCGCATTCGCCAGATTCGCCGGGGTGATGGTGCGTCGCCCATGCCACCGGCGAGTGGCAGTTTAAATCATCCTCGGGAATTGCGCAACTTCACCCTGATTTGCTGTCGCGCGCCGTCCACACAGTCCTCGATGAACGAGGCCAGCCGACGGCCGACTTCCCCGTACGGCAGCTTCGCCTTCCCGGTGCCGCTGCAGGCCTTGCACGCCTTGGCGCCCTGCTTCCCGCCTGGATGCGTTGCCCACCGCGTGCCGTTGCAGACGGGGCACGTCTGGTTGAGCCACCAGCACAGCACCGAGGTTCCGACTTCCTGGGGATGCTCGACCTTCCAGGCGGCCACCTCCAGCGTCAGATGGCGGCGGACCCAGGGCAGCGCCTTGAGCTTGCCCAGCAGCAGCCGAGTCTCATGCTCGTTGTAGGAGTGGGCGGCCTGGCTGGCCTCATGCGCCACGTACTGCCGGACCTGCCCGTCAAACGCGGCCGGGGTGTCGTTGCAGAGGTGTCGGGCCTGAATTGGGGGCGCGAACATGCTGGCCGGAGCCATGCGGGGCTTCTCAGCGCTGTCGTACTCGCTATGCAGCCGCAGCAGTGCCGTCCCGATGCTGGTGGTCGATCCGCGCGCAGTACCGGCCGCCAAGAGGATCTCCGCATTGCCGATCGTTCCGAGGTCGGTGGGCGTCAGGCGGATGGCGCTGGCGACGACCGCGCTTGAATACGCCTCGTCGATGGTCCGGGTGTTGTCTTCGGTCAGCATGGCGTCTCCGTGGCTTGTTGGTCGTTTTTCGGCATGGCTTTGCGAGCGGCGATCCGCAACTCCAGCACTGCCAGCGCGTTCCACGCTTCGTGCGCTGCGTGGGCGAGACCGCTTTCCGGGTCGGCCTCCTCGACTTCACCGGCCAGTCGATGCCGGTCCTTCGCATCGGTGTATCGCTGGATGGCGTCGGGCACTGTCCTCCAGCCGTCCGCGGTGTATTTCCGAGCGCCGAAGGTCGCCACGTCGGCAACTGCCAGCAGCGCCTGGGAGAATCCGCCTATCACCAGCGAGGGCCGGACCTTGCCTGCGTCGTGCTTCACGCCTTTTGCGGCTCCACTCATAGCCAGGCCTTCACGCTGGGATGCGCACCACGGATCCGGTTGAAGCAGAGCTTCGTCGCCTTGAGGATGGTCGACCGGTCCACGCTCTGCCGCTGCAGGTCGAGATAGGCCTGCACCTCGGCCAGCGCATCTACCTCCGCCGGCAGGACCTGAAGCTTGCCCCAGGTGTCCAGCCGCTTCTTTATGGCCAGGATGGCTTCATGCGCCCGGCCGATCGACGGCAGCGCTTCCGGACCGATCCCCATGCTGACCAGCGTCTCGCAAAGATTCATCACGTCGGTCAAGTCCTTGACGTCCTCCAGGGTGCCGCTACCGCTGCGCAGGGCTTCCAGGCTGGACAGTTCACGAAGACGCAGCTGGGCGATCTGTTCGGCGGATGGCAGGGCGACGCCTTCCATCGCCCACTGAATCGGGTTGACCAGATCGCGCTTGACCCGGTGTCCGCGCTTACGCATGGCGGCCTCCGATCAGCGCAGCAAAGGGATTGGTCGTTTCTTTCCAGCTGTCATGCCTACGAATGCGGGCAACCGTCTCTCGAGAAACACCAAACTCTTGAGCGAGAGCGGTGTTGGTGGCATCGCTGGCGCGAATAGTTCTCACCACATTCCAATTGATCTTTGACACAGCGCGCTTGCCCTCAGCGATCCGCAGATTGCGGGCAAGGCTTGATTTCCGACCTTTCCGAAGAGCCGAGAAAGTTGTCTTGCGCAGATGCGCTGGATTGACGCAGAGGTCGTCCTCGCATCTGGCCAATACCGGCTCACGATGGCTGACGCTGCCGCGAGTGATCTTCCACACCAAACGCCGCACCATGTGCTGCTTCGTCCCAATACTGATGACTGGGTACTTGCCCTGATGGGCCACCTGATTCCAGATCCAGCAGCCGCCCTCTTCGCAGGTGCAGCGCAGTCGGATGTGCTCAATGGTTTGCTCGTCGGTCATGCTGTCAGCCTTTCGATCGTCACGACCAGTGCGGCCAGTTCATCCATCTTCTTGATCGCCCACATGCGGCGCTGGCCGTGCAGGCCCATGAGTGCGCCCTGGTGGCAGGACTTGCAAAGGGCGACGCAGGTGTAGTGCTGGCCCTGGTTGATGTGGTGGGCGTCGCTGGGGCCGGGTGCGTAGCAGACCGAGCACGGCAGCTTTTTCACTGCGGCGAGGTGGTCATGCTCCCGGGTGTTGATGGCGCGGGCGTTCTTCGTCCTCATCAGCTATTCCTCCCGAAGAGAACGGCCAGCATCAGCAGGATCAGGGCGTAGAAAAATGCAGACGCCGACGGCACATGCGGCGCGGCAAAGAGCAGCGCGCACAACAGACAGAACTGCCCGTTCTTCATCGCACGATCCTCCGGGCGATCAGCCACTTCTGGTATGGGCCGACGATGTGTCTACGGAAGGCGGCGGCGGCCTCGGGGTTCAAGTCGAGATCTTTCCGGGAACTGACGCCGCAGCTCATCAGGATCCATTGCCTCGCCTTCTCTGCCGTCACCGGACGCGGCAAGTCCGTATGACTCGCGACCCAGCGCAGGAACTCCGGGTCGTTGCACCACTGCACAGCCCGATAGCACAGGTCGCCCAAGCGCTCCCGCGGCTTCGGCTCAGGCGGAACCGGCTGCTCGTCGTCGCCGATCTGGACGAACACCACGGCGAACCGCTTGCCCTCCAGCCCGATGAACTGCGCCAGCGATTCCCGGTCCGGCAGGCTCAAGACGATCTGCTGGCCCTGGGTGCTGGTGTCGGAGTAGCGCCGCAGCTGCGCTTCGCCTTGGTAGGTGGTGGGGATGGTCATGCCTGCGCCCTCCACTTGCACCCGCTGCACGCCGGGTCGGTCTGGCCCAGACCGCTTTCTGCGTACTGGCATTCCTGCCGGCCGAACCCTTCGATTTCCACCATGCGGCGCGATCCGGTCTCGGTCCAGCCGTCCTGAACCTGCAGGGTCTTGGCGTAGGGCTCGCGGTCGTAGCAGCCGTTCGGGTGCACCGGCACGATCGGGTCTTCCCCGATGATCTGGCGCGTGGTCAGGCTGGGCATGCTTCACCGCCCTTTTCTTCCGGCTGGGGCTTCGGCTCCAGCTGCTCGGCCGCGTAGTCAGCGGTCTCGTCCATCGCCTGGTAGTCGGAGGCAGCTACGTACTTAGGGCATAGGAGCGTCATGCCGGCACCTCGACCTTCCGGCCGGGGACCGGAGCCCACTGCAGGCTCTCGTCCTCGCCGGGCTGATCGCGGATAGGGCGCAACACAGCGTCCGCCACGGCCGCATAGCATGTGTTGCGGAAGCGCTTGTTCGACAACTCAACCTGCACAGGCGTGGCGAACTTGACGACCCACATTGGCAACCCAGCACCGGCGCCAATGTGTTTACAGCCATCTGGCAGCAGGAAGTCATTCCGGGGTGCGAGGTAAAGCACCTCTACGATCTTCCCGAGCACGCCAATCTTGCGTTTCGACTCGCGGATGATCACCGCCAAATCCCCAGGTTTGCAGTTCATCCCATCACCTCCACACGCATGCATCCCGGCTTGCTCCCGTATTCCCGCCGCACCGTGACGGGGTTGAAACACTGGTCGTCCACGCCGAGGGCTTCGGCCACGGCATCGAGGCCGTTCTTGGCGGCGGCCAGCAGGTTGTCCCGGTCGCGTTTGCGCTTGTCGGGTTGGACGAAGGTCACCGACAGCGCCAGCTCGGCGGCGTCGGACTTGCTGGCGCCCGCGGCGTGCGTGCGGCGCAGGCACTCGGCGCGGTAGCCCTTCTTCACGTCGTGCGTGGAGGTCCAGTGCCGGCCGTTGCGGCGGTTGGGGTTGAGTTCTGCCGGTGGGAATGGCAGGTCTACGGTAAGGATGACGGAACTTACTGTCATGCCGCCTCCCGACGCGCCACCGGGCGGTAGCTTTCCCACTGGAAGGACACGATGCGGGCCGTCTCGCGCAGGCGGTCGAAAACTCGTTCGCCCAGGATCTCGGCCAGCTGTTCCTTGGTCTGATTCGCCAGGAGGATCGTCGGCTTCATGTCGCGATACCGGCGGTCCAGGATGTCGAACATGGTGTTCTTCTCATCCTCGGTACCGCGCTGCACGCCCACCTCATCGATGACCAACAGCGGCAACTCCGCGTAGGTCTTGAGCAACTGGCGCTCGGACAGCTCGGATTCCTTGCGCCAGGTATCGCGCCAAGCGCGGATGATGGCGCTGGTGGTGGTGTACAGGCCGCAGTGCTTCGGCAGGATGGCCTGCAGGATGGCGGTCGCCAGATGGCTTTTCCCGGTGCCCGGCGCACCCAGGAAAATGAGCGAGTCGCCACGCTTGAGGGCGCGCTGCTCGAAGGACTCGGCGTACTCCCGCGAGATTTCCAGCGCAGCGACCTGCCCAGGATTGGCTGCCTTGAAGTTCTGCAGGGTGCGCAGGCGGAACCGGGCGGGGATGTTGGCTTCGCCCATCTGCTCCGCCATCTGCCGTTCGCGGCGCTCGGCCGCCTGACGCTCAGCCTCCGCACGCTCCTCCTCCTGCTCGCGCGCCATGCAGGCCGGGCAGCGGCTCCAGATCTCGCGCTCGGTGCGACCCAGACGGTAGGCCACGCCCGTCGAGGAAAAGGCACCGTGCTCGGGGCACTCGATGTTTTTCGCACCCAGTTCTCGCTTGCCCGTCAAGCCTCCGAGCCCCTGATAGACGCGATCCACAGCTGCAGCCAGTTCGCGCGGGGTGTCATCAGAACGATCCGTCATCATTTACTCCTGCTGCGTAGTCAAGGGTTGCGAGGTCGGAATGCCGACTCGGGCGGGGTTGGGCTTGGGTTCGACCACCGACGACGCCGGCAGCGAACGGCTGCATGTCGCGCTGCAGCCACTCGGCCTTGAAGCTGCCCCAGCCGCGGGTGCAGCACTCACGGACAGCCTGCTCGACAGGGATTCCCGCCTTCTGGGCTTCCGTTGCGATGCCATCCATCGCGGTTGCCGTCAGGGGCAGCCGCTTCTTGTTTCGGAGTTCGAGGAAATCGCTTGCCACGTCATCCGGGATACCGGCGTCATGCAAGAGCGCCTTGGCGCGGGCCGCCGGAGGCGGTGTCTTCTCCTTCTTTGGTGTTGGTGTTGGTGTTGGTGTTGGTGTTGGTGTTGGTGTTGGTGTTGGTGGCATTGCATCTGCATCGCTTTTCGATGCCGCGGCATCCGATGCAGGCTGCTGCGGCATTGCCGATGCATTGCCGGGTTCTGCGGCCGGCTTTTGCCAGCGCTTGTTTGCTTTGTCGCGCTGCTTCTGCTGCTTCTCGCGCATGGCATCGATCTCGACCATTGCGCGACGGCTGATCCAGCCCTCTTCGGTCTTCTCGAAGAACTCGTCCAAGACGATCTGCACGGCTTCACGCTGCGATTCGGTGGTGGCAAGCACTAGCCGGCAGACTTGGCGCAGCTCGATCGGCAGCGGCTTTTCGGTCGTGTAGCAAACGTCCAGCAGACGGCGATAAGCGCAGTCCTCTTCCCAGCTGAGATGCCGTGTGGCGCTCACGTAGTCGCCGATGTGGAAGGGGTAGTAGTTCATGCGACCGCCTTCGCATACAGCTTGCGAACAACAGGAGCACGGCGTGCCAGGCTCGCCTGGACGATGCGCGGGGTGCGGGAGAAGTCGATGCGAGCGGTCATCAGATGCTCCTGCGGATGATCTGCTGGCCGCGCTGGGCATCGGCGCCGGGCGGCGTGATGGCGACGCAGAAAGCGTGATTTGTCGGAGCGATGAGCGTCTGGCCGGCGAACTCCCGGCGCAGCTTCAGGCGCTGGTTGCGGGCGACCACATCCAGGCGTTGTTCAGGGGTGGTAAAGGTGCGGCGGGTCATGGCTACGCTTGAGTTACTGCGCGGTATCTCTCAATGGACGGGACGGTTACCCAAGAGGCGTCCAAACCAGTTCGGACGCGACGGCACCGGGATTTTTTGCAGCTCGCGCGAGTACTCGGCGAGCATCTGGGTCATGGCTCGCTCGAAGGGAATGCCCCGCTCCTCTGCTCTCATTTGGATAGCGTCAATCACAGAGTCGGGAAGGCCTTCGAGGTCAACGAAGATTTCTGTCAGCGGCATAGGCGGGCTCCACAGTTGTGCGGTTCTGATGAAAAACGCCCGCATCAAGCAGCGCGCAGAGAGCTGAAGACGCTGTTGTCAAGCCGATTCGGCGCCAGAGAATTTCTCTCCATGCGCTTCGCCTTGGCCATATCCAGCAAGGCCTGACGCACGACCGCACCCGGCTCGCCGCCGCTGTAGCACTCGTCGATCAGCCGCTCGATATCAGCGCGCTCCTCTTCGTGGACGCGCAGCAGTACCCAGGGCTTACGAATCAGGTTGCGATTGCGGACGGTCATGGCGGGACTCCCTAAGGCGGTGTTTTGGTTTTGAAACGAACAGGACTCAGCGCGCGGCGCTGGGCAGCGAGGAGGAATTGCGATGGGAAATGAGGACGGCAGCCGTCAGGACGGCCGAGATGGCCAGGACGGAGGCGATGACGCGCAGCGTGAGATCTGGACCGCTGGCGAGGTAGGCCAGGAAGGCGGCGCCAGCGATCTGCGTGAGGGTGAGGACGCGCAGGGACCAACGGGCAGCAAAGCCGCGCGGCTTGCGCTGGGTCGGCATCTGAATCGGCCAGGGGCGGTTAGCCATGAGTGACCTCCGCAGCCGGCGACTTCTTTACGGCCCGCTTGCTCGTGAGGCACTCATGCAGGCGGACCAAGGTCGCATAGCCCGGATTTGGGATCCGACCATTTACGAACTTGGAAATCCAGGAGTGGCTGACCTCGGCCGCTTTGGCGAGGGAGAGCCAGTCGCCGCGACGCTGCTGAAGGAGCGTGCGGACTTGGGTGTCAAGGTTAGCGGGCATAGCCTGACTCTAGCAAAACTTTGCTAGATGTTCAAGCAACACTTTGCTATCAATAGTCCGCAGACTTTGGCTATGTCACAAAGCCCTACGAATCAAGCTCTTGCAGAAAATTTGAGCTACTACATGCAAAGGAAAGGGCTGGTTCAGAAAGCCCTAGCAGAGAAGTGCGGCGTGGCCCAAACCACCATCAGCCTCTACTTGCATCCTGAGCGAAGAAAGCCAGGAAAAGACGGTAAGCCTGGCTCAGCGAAATTAACTGAAGTCGAGATGCTTGCAGATGCGCTCATGGTAGAGCCTTGGCAGTTGGTTCGCCCCATGACCGAGGGGCAGCGCCAGGCCTACGAGCAAATTGAAGCAGCTTACAGATCTTTGAGTGATCGTGTTTCCTCAACTCCGAAGTCAAAAGCAGTTTACAGCAAGTGAATTTGCAATACCTTTTTAAGACCAAAACAACTTCAATCATCAATAAAAAAGATTATGGCTACTACGGGGCATATGACTTATTTCAGCATTGAAAAATGCGGACTATATAAGCATGGAAGTGAGAAAGTGCATGGGTTAGGAATTTCTGAGACGTTTGCTGCAATTGCCGAGTGGGTGAAGGACTTGCCTCTTAAAGAAACAATGCCTTGGAATCCGAAAGAAGTTAAAGCTGGGCTATCTAAGTGTTATTGCAAAGATATTCACCACGATCCTGCCACAGGAGACTACCTTCTCGTTCTTTGGAAATCAGATTCCGATGATAAGGGCCATATGTGGGGAGCCTACGAAGACGACCTACCAAGCAGCGGTACAGAACTGGTTGAATTTGACAACCGACACAAAGGCAGAAATGTTATCTGGGGAAGACCATGCTATTACTGGTTCATTCCTGAGCACGAAACCGTCGTTTCAATAAAGTTTGAACATTCTTTGTGCGACTCTGAACTCATGAAGACTTGGGTTACAAGCGCAATCTGTAATGTTGTATCACACCCAAATAAAAAAACCGATACCACTGAAAAGGGATTCAAACGTTTCTCTTTTACCGATGGATCATATGAAGCAAACGAAAGGTATAGATTCGCTTTGGATGCTTCAATGAAAACTATGAATACATCGGGGCGAGAGATGAGCGACCTTGCTAGCAAGGTTACCCATATCGTCCAACGAGACGTAATAAGTCTCACGGCTCCGGACGAAAGACAAAAATGGCTAAAATGGTTTGACCGCATACCGCATTTAGATGGAAAGCCGCGTTCTCAAAGTAGGAAAATAGAGATCCGTGCTGAAGCAAAACCAACAGCTCAGCAAGTCAAAGAAATTATTGAACGTTTTGGTCGTGAAAATCGCAAGTCCAGCGACTGGGAAAATGTTGGCTTTCAGACTGGCGATGAAAAAACCATAGTTTGGGCTGACTCATATCGTCTTAAAAACGACATATTATTTGCAGAAGATATCAAGGGAACAATTCCTGCCAGAAAATTGTTTGCTAAACTCAATATCAACAGGTATGCTTTCACAAAATCACTGAACGCCGAAAGCAAGAAGGTCAGAACTGCAGGGTCGTAAATGTCAAAGAAATTTGTTGCCCTAGCCCTTCTTTTTGCAGCGGTTTTGGGAATAACTTGGCACTTCCGCCTAAAAATCAGCTATATAGATTTTAAAGCTTTTGCTGACGTGCTCCTGAATGTCTCAGGAATGGTATTTACGCTCATGGCTATTTGGATAGCAGTTTTGTATCCAAATGCCTTGAGGCGGCTGGTTGATGAAAAAATTGTCGATGCTGATTTTTCTGAAGCATCTGCTGAAACCAAGCGACTTGAATCCATTGTAGGCAGTATCTTGGCATCTGCTTCAGTCGTGTCGGCTGTTATGGCGATATCATTCGCCAAAATGGTTTTGACTTCACTTCCCTTGTATTCAGATCACATTGTTTTGATTAGATCCATTGCGCTTGGAACAATGAGCGTGCTTTTCGCAATCCAAATTCAAGCCATCCTTTCAGTGATTTCTGCAAATATTCAATTTGTTAATGATTTGCATAGACGTCGACAAGACCGGAAAGTTGACAGAATGTACTGACTTTATAAGGCTGCAGTCATGCAGCCTTTTTTTCATCCTGAACGTTGATAGTTCTTATCAAATCTGGTCCAAAAGCTTCAGCTGACTTTACGTCTAACGCGTTTTCGATCTGGTTGAGCTTTACCAGCACCTGGCATCAATAAGGATATTTTCTCCGCTGAGATAATTTTAAGGTTAGCTTTTTGGAATGACTCGCCAAAGAGAATCTGATGTGCGCAACACACATAGGTGATTGCAAACTGTACTAATTGGCTGACTGGTACAGGCTTTGCTCCTCGCTCCCAAGATGATATGGCTTGCCTAGTCACCCCCATGAGTTCACAAGCCTCCTCCTGAGACATGCCTGCTTCAAGCCGGGCCGCTTTTAGCCGCTCGCCAAGTAGTTTGCGCATCTCGTCAGCCATCACACCTCCTTAACTGTACATAAATACAGTATAGACAAAGAATCGGCGACACAAGCAAGTGCCTGTGCAAACGCAAACCCTAGGTTGCGCAACCTCCGGGTTGCTTTAGCCAACCGAAGTCCGTAGGTTTGGTGACGGCGTTCTTGCTATCGCAACCGCGAGATTGCTTTGTTCAAAGATAGCAAAGTTTTGCTTGTTCATTTAGCAAAGTTTTGCTAGAGTTCATCCCATCGCAGCAAGCAAAGCACCCCACCAGCCGGAGTGATCCGCCGGCGAATCCCCAACGACGCAGCAGGGGGTGGGAGTCCCAGGACAGCAGAACTTGCAAACGCGATGGGTGACCCGCCATCGAGCCGGCCCACCCGGATCCTTAAACCTGCGATCGGATGAACAGACAGCCCCGGCTGTCCAGCTCCTGGCCTGCGCGGCTGAATGAAAAAGCGCAGGGATGTGGTCCCTCGGTGCCGATGCGTGTTGGCACATGACCGAGGGCAATCACATGAGGGTCTTCGGCAGGTGGTGAGGGTTCTCGTGTGATTGATTCACCAACCGAGGAAACCTTAATGTTCATGCACGAAACATCTGCCATCCATCACCGCGACCAGCGCCGCAAGTTCCAGCGCAGCAATGCCAAGGAAACGGCCAACAAGCTCAAGCAGCACTACGGCATCCCCAAGGCGCTGATTCAGCACGCTCGCCGTCATGGCCAGACGGTGCAGGACATGGTGCAAACGATGGCCCAGCACCAAGCAGCGCGCCGCGGCTGATTCCCACTGCCCTGCGGACGCGGGGCTGGACCAGAGCGCATTCGTGGAGTGCGCTGCGGTCTATCAACACAGGAGAGCGAGATGACGCATGTCATTGAGAAGGGGGTCCCGATGCCCACACAGGACTGGCGAATCAAGTCCGGTCTCAACCAAACACTCTTGAGCATGGAAGTCGGCGATTCCGTTGTGCTCAATAAGTCTGAGCGAAACGGACTCGGCGCCATGTCGCAGCGTCTTGGAAGACGTTTCACGGTGCGCAAGATCGATGACACGACCTTCCGCGCGTGGCGGCTTGAGTAGGCCGCCCCAGCCTCCCCGGAGGCTACTCCCGAGACTGCTGCGGGTCAGCAGTGCCGTGAGTAGAGCGATCAGTGAGACGGAATGCCGGGTGCTGACCGGCAGTGATGCAAGAGCGGGAGAGACAGGCAGGCAACAACCGCACCGTTAGGCGTGACTTGCTCCGCTGGAGACGGTAATCAACCACGGCAGAAAGAGCGGGACGTGGACACCCTGTAGCCCCAACCTGGAGACCAGCGCCAGGCCGTCTCCCTGATCGCTTTCCCAATGCCGGAGTCCCGGCGGCGCACGCCCGCCGGGCACCACCCCGGAAACCGTTCCACATCAACGTCATAGCAGCGATGCGGAACTGATTTTTCAGCTTTTCCCGCCCGCCGGGCACCACCCCTTTTCCAAACGCGCACCGCCCTCTGCGGAGGCATGCGCACGCCTATCGAGGAGATGAACATGGCAATGCTTTGTTTTGAGGTAAGCAAAGAAGACCTTGCGCTGCAGTTGTCCGCAATGAGCAATGACGAGCTTTTGGAGTTGATGGAACTGACCTGCGCGCAAATTGCCGACTACGACTTTGATGCTGCGCTGCTAGTGCAATTGGCTGAGGGCCTGATGGAGGAGGACAGCCCCGATGAGCCATTCGATTTCGATGCTCTCATGGCCAAGCACCACTCGACGTCGAAGAAGGATCCAGCATGACCGAAGCAAAGCAAGGCTGGCAGCCGATCGAGACGGCACCAACAGAAGACGGGTCTGTGGTGCTGTTGTACGGACGGCTCACCGGCGAAATCAACGGGCTGTTCGATGGAATGCACGTCGGTGTCGGCGAGCGATTCTGCGGCCGATTCACATGCCCCCACGTAGACGCCTATTCCGTGGATTGGGAGGCGACGCACTGGATGTCGATCCCGCTGCCTCCTGCAAAGGATCCGGCATGACCGCCGCCCTACCCCAAGAGGCAGCAAAGCGATCCCCCACCCAGCCACTCACCTCGCATGCGACCGAGCTGGCCCGGGAAGCGGCCAGGGCGCAGCAGGCCATGGACGGCGCCCCTTTCGGTTGCTTCGAGTACGACGAGGCCCGGCGCTGGCGTGACACGGTCCGGGCGCAACTGACAACCGCGCTCGGCGGCAACCGCGTCACCGTGGTCCCGCTGCTCTACCGCTTGATCTGGGCTGGTTGCAAGCCGAAGCGCCCGTGCCTCACTTTTCTCCCGGCGCTACGCCGGGTTCACCGTCCGGAGGTCGTATGACCAAGCCCTACGGCATGTATTTCAGCGATGTCTCCGGCGTCGGCCCCGAGCTGTACGACGCGGACACGGACCGGGATGTCGGCTACCTGTACGCCAACCCAGACGCCGACCGGATCGCTCGGCAGTGGGCGCATGCGCCGGTGCTGATCGCCGCAGCAAAGGATGCGGAAGAGCTCCTGTCAGCACTGCATCGCGCTGGCGTTGTGCACCCAGGGTCTCAGGTGGTCGGCCGGCTTCGGGAGGCACTCCAAGCCATCGGGGCGCTGTCATGACCTACGACCCCGACGCCGACCCCGAGCTGGCGCAGCGGGACGACTACGAGCGCCAGCGTCACCGCAACCGGGTGCAGCACTGGCATGCGCTTGATCCCGAGAGGGACGACTTTCACGATGAGGAGGACGAGTGATGAGTACCCCACAAAAACGCCGCCGTGCCCTGGCGATCACCGAGCGGCACAGCATCGTCACTGCTTGGGCGGAACGCGCAAGCGGGCCAGGCTGGAGCAATGCTTTGGTCTGGGTGATCGTCCGCGATGGCAACGGCGTCCTGCGGCAGGAATGCCTGCAACCCGAAGAGCAAACGGCTGAGATGCATCACCTGTTCGGCGTCTCCGCTGCGGCTGCGCAAGCAATGCTGATTGCGGTCGAGTCCAGCATCAGGAGCAAACCATGAGCATTCTCGGCTACTGGCTGACCGCCATCGCACTCGGCGTTGCTATCGGAGCGTCTTACCACCTGGACGAACCCGAAACCGAGACCGCTGAGGAAATCGCAGCCGAGCAAGCACGCATCCACCGTGCAGAGCAGCGGTCCTGGCTGGTGGATCAGTCGGTGGCGTGGAGTCCGTACAAATGACGTGCCCTTCCAGCCACATCGCTACCTGGGCCGTCGTGGGGGTCTGTTTCGGCCTCTGCGTCGGTATCGCCTATTCCTGGTTGATAAACCGAAAGGGATGACATGCTCAAAAAAATCAAGATCGGCGACCGTGTCCGGGTTAAGGAAGACTGCATCGACTCCTTCCTGGTTGATACCCAAGCAAAGGTTGACCGCGGCCGAATCGGCACGGTCGGCGCCCTGCATGACTGGGGCAGGTGCCTTGTGCACTTCTCAAAAGACGGGAGACGTCGGGAGCTGTCGATGCCGATTCGTATGTCTTCACTCGAACTGACGGAGGACTGACATGCCAAACAAGCTCCATGAAGCCGCCAGCAATGCCCTGACCGGCGCTGCTGCACTTGCCCTTATCGCTGCGGTCGCGTTTGCGGCTGCTTTCCCGGGGCTGATGCCATGACGCGACTCCAGTACTTCACCTACCTGCGCAGCGTGTACCGCCACTCCATGAGCAGCAGCGCCGCACGCCGCAAGGCTTTTGCCGAGGCCACCAGGCCAACACCTTTCTAACCACCCGGAGAACAACATGAAATTCACGAAGGCAACCCGCAAGAAGGCTCGGCTACGGCTTGCACTTACGGGGCCGAGCGGATCGGGCAAGACAATGGCCGCGTTGACCATCGCCAAGGGCCTGGGTGGAAAGGTCGCGGTGCTGGACACCGAGCACGGATCGGCCAGCCTCTACGCGGAGCCGATCACGCTGCCCAACGGAACGCAGTTCG